ATGCTCTGCAAGTCAGTTCTTCCAAAGTGTCCGAAGTACCACTTCTTAGCAGTAATGCCTCTCTTATAAATTGAGGAAATGAGTTCACGAACATTTGCGTTGTAAATCTTTTCCATTGACTTGCCCCATGACTCAAGGAAGTTTGTCATAGCGACCAAGAAATCCTCGTCCTTAAGACCGAAGTCAATATAATGGCAAATACCAGACTGAACAGAAGGCTTAGAAGTAATCAACCACTTAAGAATGTCTGATTTCTTCTTAAACTTTTCAGGAACTGCTTCTTCGTCAATGTTGAGCGGAACCTTATTGCAGTTAATCTCAAGAAGAACTGCTGTAATGGATTCCTGAACCTCAGTCATCTTAGCACCAGAACCAAAGGAGGTTACAGCACCTGAAAGATCTCGACCCGAACCGCCAGAGAAGTCACCCTTGAACAAGTTTGTCCAACGAGCGTTCTTATTCTTAATGCAGGCGTCAAAATCCTTATTCGTTACATTAGGCTTGTTAAGCAATTCCTGCAACTTGTCAACATCATAATCAGCAGCGGTAACTGGAGTACCTTCACCCTGCTTACCAGTGCGGATCTCGCCTTTGCCTGAAACAATTTTCTCGATAACGTCCTTAAGATATGTGTGCTTTACGATATCGTCACCGTTGAAAACGGATTCGTCAATCAAGAAACGCTTGTCCTTAGCATCAAGCCAAGTTCCAAATGATTCGTAAATTCCTTTCATTGTAATTCCTCTACATTATATATTTTGTGAATTCATCTACGAAGTTTTTATTCTCCATGATCCACTTCTGAAGAGTGTCGTCATGTTTTGCCTTGAACTTCTTAAAGCCTTTAGACGTAATCTTAATCATTGAACCGTCCTTCAACTTAATAACGACGCCTTCATAGTCAGGACCCCATTTACCTTCATAATGTTCAAGCTGTGTTTCAAACTTGGCATTAAGAATTCCCTGCTGTTCTTCAATGAATGCACGAACGAATTTCTTTCTCTGAAGATCGTCCTTCTTTCTTGATGGGTTATTGAGAGTATCAACAACATCAATCTCGTTTTCATTCTGGAAGATGTCAATGTTTCGCTTAATCTGACGGCATTCAGAACCAACATCAATCTTGATATTCTGTTTGACGTTTAGCTCGGCGTCATCATACTTAATATCAGCAGAAGAACCAGCTTTGATGATATGCTTGATGATACCACGAGAATTTTCAACAGTCTGGCCTTCAGCGTCAGCGACTGCAAACATAACAATCGTTGCCTTCTTACCTAGACGTTCAGGATCATAACGAGAACCGACGAATGTTACATAACCGTCATCGTCCTTAAGACCAAGTTCATTGATGAATACTTCGCCTGAAATCTTGAATGCTCCAATTTCATCGTAAATTCCACGAAGAACCTTCTGTGTCTTCTTATCATTCTGCAGTGTGTCAATCAAGTTATACCAACCAGTAGCAAGACGATTCATTCGTCCATACTTCTGCACATACTTGTCCTTGATGAATTCCTTGTCGTAAATTGGACCTGAGTAAGACTGTTCAACAAAGAACTCACCTTCATCATCAATACCCATACGGAATGCAGCACCGTCAGACTTTTCTGTCATCGAGAAGTTCTTGCCATTGACAAGTTTGCCACCATCTTCAAGAAGAAGATCGAGCATGTCAAGGAACTCAAGAGCTCCAAGTTCTTGCGGGTTGCCTGGGTTATAGAGGTGCTTAATGCCTACACGGTTAGTTGCAGCAAGTGCCTCGTCCAATTCTGTTCCAATAAAGTCTGTAAAGCATTCGTCAAGCACGCCGTTCTCCTGAGCATAAAGGTAGCAAAGTTCCCAAATCCTGTCAGAATATCCTGTTGCCTCCAAGAACTCGTCTTTCGCTCCACGACGAATCATTGCTCTAACCTTAGTTCCAGATACTTCTTTTTCGCCGCGGTCAGACAAAGTCAAATACTCGAACTTACCGGGCTTAGGGTTAGATTCGTCTGGAAGTTGGCTATTAGATGGTTTAAATTCGTTCATGTATCTTCCGTATTCAGCAATACGGTCAGGACCGCAGCAAAGCACGATACGATTTTCTGGGTATTTCTCAGCTAACTCCAAAAGGTTTGAAACGACAAAGTTCTGTTCAGCGATGTAAGCGTCAATAATGTTATAGCCAAGATCCTTAGCGCCTTTCTTAGCAATGTCAACTTTCTGTTCAAGAGTAAACATATTGCGGTCATTGTCAATCGGCTGCTTCTTGTTAGGCGAAAGAATGATAAACTTCTCGATGCCATGTTCCTTAGCGTTCTCAAGCAAGCGGGCATGTCCATACTTGCCTGTAAACGGGCTAAAGCAGCCGTAAGCGACTGCTATAGGTTCCATCTCAGAAGTATACCAATAATCTCTTACTTCTACCTTCTCGCCTTCAGAGCCTTTCTTCGTAGAAGTGATAGTCTTCATTGCTACTGGCATTTTATTCTCCCAAAATCTGTTTCTTGAAATAAAGGTCAAGCGTAAACTTTTCGTTTACATCATGAACGAACGGACATTCTTTCTTGAACTTAGCACAGATTGTGTCAGCGACTGCAGGATCATCAACCTGCTTGTAAAGATCTTCTGAATACTTCTGATAGATCTTCTGAATCTGTTGCTTTGTCAAATACTTATTCATCAACTTCAACATTCCAGTAAAGGAATACATCATCTGAAGAGCTTTCTTTGAAGGCTGAACGCCGAAGATTTCTTCAAAGATAGATGGAAGCGAACGATTAAGTGGTGTATCCTTGACTGCCTTCTCACGGTAAGCAGGCTTGCCGTTATACATCACCTGTTTTCCTTCAGCGTCAAGAACTGGCTGATACTTTTGTCTTGAACCCTTAAAGCCATAAGTCTTTGTCGGAACTTCTTCATCCTTGAATGCTTTAGAAGGCTCGTCTTTCTTGTTCTGGAAAACGACGCCCGGTGTTCCATAGATGACCTTATAGATGACAGGAATCAAGTTGTTCTTTGCAAGACCTTTAATTCCCTGAGACAAGTCTTCCCAGTCAGAGTTCTTAGCGAAAACGTCAAACTCGTTAGGCATACCGTTTTCATCATACTCGATAAACTCAAAGTCCATCTGGATATTTGTTGCGGCAGGCTGGAATTCTTTAGGTGCCTTAAAGATATTATAGAAGTCACCGCCAAATTGGGTACCAAGATATGTAAATCCGTTGAATTTCTTGCCTTCATTTGCTTCAAGGAACTCACGAACCTTATCACGCTTCTTTTCATCAATCTGAACGTCTACGTCGCCCATCTTTGGCTTAACTGGAGCATATTCTTCACGAGAACGCTTGAAGAACTCAAAGCCAGATCCTGAGAAAATCTTCAAAGAATCAATAGCGTCTTCACTTGGGAAGAGCGGTTCTTTAGCGAACTTAGTGTATGCTTGGTTGATAGCACGAACGAGATTAAGAAGTCCCTGCTTAAATGCAGAATACTGTTCAGGCGTAAAGTCTTTTAAGCTAATCTTGCTTGCTTCTGCGCCATTCTTGGCTTTTGCGTTACCGCCTTCTACAATCAAATTATCCATAAAGAGTCTCCAAAATACTTTATTTTATTTATTCATCTTTCCCAATTCAACTTCGGTTATGATCTTGAATTGATAGCCATGATCCTTGGCCCATTTCCGAGCTGCAGTCCATTTCTCATGATTCTTTTTAAGCACATTGCATTGTTCTTTCCAACGTTCAATGCGTTGTTCAGTCAGTTTCTTTTTCTTGTTAAGCTCTGGAAAGATAATCTCGCCAAATTCATTCAATTTTGGAACCTGTGAAGCAGGCTTGACTTCAATGAGCCATTTCGTATTCTTTCCAGTGTCTCTATCTCGAACCACCAAGATAAAATCGGTGATGTAACGATGCGACTTACCGTCAATGTGTGAGAAGTATGGAATCTCGACGATTTCAGAACCCCACTGAAGAACATTCTCCTCAATGTCGCAGAAATTCGCAAAGACCATCTCCCAGGAAGAACGCATCTGAGGCAACGGCTTATTGAATGTGCCATTCGTATTGACACATTTCTCTGGGTGCCTTGGAGTAAAAATAGCCTTTGCGTAGTTAGCGCCAAATATGCTTCCCATTATAATCCTCTGTCCAAGTCTCCAAGTTCAAGACCTCTAAACGGAGTTTCAAGAATACCGCACTTTACTTTCTCGTGTTTCTTCGCAGTACCCTTTTCTTTTTTCTTTTGAATCTTGGCAAGTGATTTTTCGCGTCTTAACTCAAAGACTTCTTGTGTTTCTTTTGGTAAATCCTCTGCTTTATCAAGTCCACGACGTAGACGAAGCTCCTGTCGTCCCATTTCGCACAAAGCAAAGGCGTCAACTATATCTGATGTAGGCTTTACGCCGTCTCCCTTATCAACGAACGGCAAATCACTAAGATCTGGCTTCTTTCCTTGCCATTTCTCCCATGCCTGATACATTGAGATCTTGTCGGCGCTACCGCGGCCGGTGAAAAATTTCTTGTTGGTAGATGGAACGTAGAATCTGAGCTTAACGCCTCTACGATAAAGTTCCTGCTTAATGAAACCTTCAAATTCAGCAAGGTCAAGGATTCTACCGCTAGCAGACTGAGCATAATCTTCAACGAAGGCATACTCACAGTCTTTACACCATTCTAGCATTTTGTCGTGTAGGAATTTATACCTTGCATAATCATCAGAGAAGTCTTTTGCTCCTCTATATTCAACAATGTTCCCATGAGCCCACTTGGGAATAGCAAAGCCGTATCCCTCGCAGGATACGACATTAAGGTCGTCATCTAATTCTTCTATAACGACACCTGGGCTGGTATAAGAAAGGTCAAGTCCACAAATCTTCATAAATACACCTCACATATCTTGTTTGGTGTATTTATTGGACTTATTTCTTGCGCTTTACTTCAGTAGACGCATTCGCAATCTTGTCAAGGATTTCTTTCTTGCCATCTTTAAGCAACTGTTCAAGATCGTCTAGCTTCAATGGCTTAGGCGGTGTATATTTGCCGCCAATGCGTTTCATCCAGTTCTTAAACTCTGAAACAGGACAGACATCAATAGCAGAACCTTGACCTATCATCAATGTAACGGCAAGCTGGTAGCCGTTGTGTTCGAAAATTCTGAAACAAGTTGGGAAGTCAGTGTCTTTAACCTCTGTCCACGGAATCTTTTCATCAATCAGATGTCCAACGCCGTGTGAAAAGATGTCAAACAAGTGTTCATACTTTTTCTTTTCAGGATCATCGGTATAAAGGAGTTCTTCATCGCCTAAACCAATCTGTTCATTGATGGCGCTTACCCAAAGCTCTTTATCAAATTTATCTATCGTTTCAAGTGTGTCTTTGTAGAACTTCTTAAGAATATCTTGCTGTGAATGCGTTTCAAAGTATTCGTTCAACCGTTCTTTCATTGCTTCGATGTCTATTGCTCTAGCCATTATTTGTCCTCAAAATAATTTTTCATTGGGTATATGATATTTGTGTGAACAGGATTTATGAGCATCTCACTTGCTTTGTAGTTCTTTATAGTGTGTTCTTTATTTTCTTCTCTTAAGCGTTCAAGCGTTGCAGCACGAAGTACTTTACTGAACATCAAGAATCCGCTTTCTTCGTCCTTCCCAATATAGATGCCTACGCATTCTTTACCGTATTCAAAGGCGCCGTGAAACTTGTAGTAATGTCCAATCTCCATAGTTATTTTCCTATCTTATACCATTCTGTTTGAAGTCGTTTAATTTGTTTGTCATATTGTCTATCCGCCCAAGTTGGACGAATCTGACTGAACTCTTGATATGTTCCGCCAATGCCAGCGAACCAAGCTGCAAGACCGAAAACACCGTTATGTCTTAATCCTGCTGGAAGTTCCTGCATCTTCTTCTTGATGTATTCAATCGCAGAAGTCATATCATCATTATCACGCTTTCTTCTCTTCGCATGTTCTGCTTCGAGTTTCTTCAAGTATTCTTCTTGCTTAATTTCACACATCGTATATGCGAAGTAGAATCCTTCAATCTCCATCGGATCCCAAGGCTTGCCATTATGAATGTTGAAGTAGTAAGGTGCTCCAGGTTGCTTAATCGCCGGCATCTTGAAGAACTGCGCTTTCACAAATGATGCAGGGTCAATATGAGGGAACGCCTTAAGCATGTATTCATAAGGACTAAAAGTCTTATCGTGACATTTGAATAGCAGACGCTGAAGGTCATACTCTTTATTCAAGAACAACAAGACTCTGAACTTACTGTTATTGCCATCATAAGACCAAGAAGTATGAAGAATGTACTTATACTCCTTGAACTGATTTTCAAATTCCTTAATAGAATAAGTGGAATCGTCAAAATCAAGAATAAGCAGATTAGTGCTTCCAATGTTCTCAGTGCATCTTTGTTCTCCTAGTATGGAACAAAATTTCCACTGAGGAATCTTGGCTTTATCTGGCACAACAAGAGGTTCTCGGACTATTTTGAGAACCTTTTGCCATACTGCCTTATCAACCGTAAGTCCACGGATCTTATTATCAAATTGACTATTGATAGTAGCTAGGTACATACATTAAAACGGTAAGTTACCATTTCCGTAATTGAGTTCATGTTCAACTGCCTGTGCCACATTATTCACGACTTCATCAATTCGGTCAGATGGATAAAGTGGAATGCCAGCAGCTCTGCGATGTCCACCGCCCTTACCCAAGAACTGGCAAACATTCACAAGGTTAATCTTGTCTGTCGCTGAACGAAGTGACAAAGCGTTTCCATGCTTGATGATCTGATACTGATAGCCTTCATCAGCAAGACGTTTTGACATTTCACCAAGATACTGGTCACATTCATAGAAGCAACCCTTATGCGGCAACTCGCTCAACGGCAAATTGTCATACTGGTCCTTGACGATTCTTACATAATCACGAATGAAGTCTTTCTCTTCTTCACGGAGAGCAATGTTGCCCTTCAAGAAACGACGGAAGAACCACTTAAATCCCATTTCCCACATCAAAGCGTTGTAGTACTGTGAACGCTTGTCTGACAAAATCCACAAGTCATAATCGTTAGCGATGTCAACAAGTTCTTTCAGATGCGACAAGTCTTTTCTTGCGCTGAAATACTTCCAAGCGAGCATGCAGCCAGAGTACTTCAAGTTGATGTAGATGTTCTTTGACGGATCATTATACTTTTCTGCTGATTCATGGTGGTCAAGAACGAGAACTGGAACTTCAGCGACCATAGCAATTTCTTCAATAGAATTCTTCAAAATTCCTGGACCTGCTTCAGTTGGACAGAAGTCAGTGAAGATAATCGCATCATACTTGCCTTTATGTTTATTCACCTTTGTGATGATTTCCTGTTCCTTGCCATAATTGACTTGTTCAGTTATGACGTTCTTAAAATAATTCTTGATGACGATTCCTGCAACGACGCCGTCAAAGTCAATGTGAGTGAAATTCAACACTCTTAAATTCTCATCATAAAAATCTACCATCTTAATCTCCTTTTGACAAAATATAATAAAAAACGGGAACCCCAAGAGGTTCCCGTAAGATTTTCTTTCTCAACTTTGAATTACTTCATTTCTTCGTCAACATCAGCGAAGAAGGCATCGTCAGTCACCTCTGGAATTGCTCCAGTATTGATGTTTGTCTTTGTCTCCTTAGGAGTTGCGTCGAAGTCGAAGTCATCACCAGCAGGTGCTTCAGGAGCAGCCGGAGCTGATGCTTCGCTCATGAAGGGATTCGTTGCAGCAAGATCTACCGCGTCAGACTTAGCTGCCGGAACGCCGCCTTCAGGAAGGCCAAGGAGCTTCTTGCCAGACTTTTCTTCGTAACGCTGAACGATACGGTTGAAGTCAGCGACATCTTCTTCCTTGTTGTAGCATTCGTCGAGTCTGTAGAGCTGAGCTTCAATAGCGTCAATCTCTTCAACAGTCAACGGCTGGTACTTCTTACCATTCCACTTATCAATCGGTCCCTGGTTACCGAAGTGAGAGTCGTCAAGCTTAGGACCGTTAGATCCCATGACGCCGGTGTAAACGAAGTTAGCACCAGTCTCCCAGTCAAACGGGTTAAATCCGCGGATCAAGCCTTCAATTTCGTCTTCACGGTCAGTCATTGCTGCGCCGATCATCTTCATGATCTGCGGACCGAACTCGAAGCGGAATACCTTACCTTCTGTTTCTGTGTTGTTTGCGTTACGAACAACCAAGATGTTGCAGATGTAACGGCTCTTAGCCTTTCCAAGGGAAATATCAGCTGCCTGTTCCTTCGGCATTGTCTTGTAAGCTGTGCGGTTGTGGTTACAAATCGGACATGGCTTACCGAACTTCGTCAAACATTCAGTGATGAACCACTTGTTGTTTGGAAGCTTGATGGTGTGCTTACGGTTTTCTACGTAAGGCTTAATCTCATCTGGATGGGAAGGAAGGAAGCGAATAACGACGCTGAACTTGTTGTCTTTGTAAGTAGGTGTGAACAGATTTTCAATCTTCCAAGATTTCATTTTCTTGGGTGTCTGTTCTGCAACAGCAGCGTTGATGTCACCGAAATAAGCGTTGAGGTCTCTTTTAATTGGCATAATGTTTTCTCCTTATGTTGCCTTTTTATTACTTTGTCTTACTATTCGCATTAACCTTAAGAACCTAAAATACTCTGGATCATCAATCTTGGTTTCGTCAATAGCAAACTTCCCGTTGTCTATTCCATCAAACCAAAACCAAAAGCTCAATGTTCCGTTTCTAATCAGTTCATAAAGTTTATTCTTTTGCTTTTCATTGACTTTATATAGGTCAAATTGGTTGCCAGAAAAAGCAGCGAACGGATCTTCTTCAGCTTCCATCGCCGATTCCTCTAACAATTTATTTATTACTTCTTCTTGAAGTTTTTTTCCATTTACTGAATAAAATTTACAATTTTTTTGAAGATAATTTAAGTTTGTTATGTTTTTTTTCTTAACACTTCCATCTCTTAAAAAATCTCCAACCATCACGTAAATCCAATCATCAAATGAAATCTTCTTCATGTTTATTGCATTCGCCAAGTCTATGAATGGGATGTAACCCTTAGACATATTAGGCGTCTCGAAGAATTTTTCCTTAAGAATTTCTTCAAAGGATTTCTTCGTGAATTTTCTTACGATTGGTTCTGGGTCCTCTTTCTTCCCGACTAACTTCGAGAAGAGAGACCAGAAATGATATAGTTCTTTGCTACTCGTCAGCATTTTCAAAAAAGTCCATTAGAGAAGTTTCAGATTCTTCCTGCTTGATATGATATCTCTTCAATAACTCCTGTGAAAGGAGGTAATGATTCATCTCATCAAGCAACTTAAGCATAGTCTTTTCCTCAAAGTAGTCAGAGGTAAGATAGATGACAGCGTCACTTATGTTGATGAGCTTCTTCTTGTGAATATCATGTAAAGCAGCGTTAAACTTATGAAGGTCGTCAGCGTCACCTTCCAAGACAGGCTCCAGTGATTTTGGAAGTCTTGTGGTTTCGTCAACGTCTTCAAAGTCAAAACCTCGCTCCTTCATAAATCCATAGAAAGAAGCTCGGTTCTGTTTACGTTCAAGCGCCTGTGAATCTTCCCAGTCAGACATTAAAGAATCAAATTCTAATTCCATAACTTGTCTCCTTTAGTCAAAGTCCACTTCTATTGGTTCCTGTGTGTCTAAGTTAACACCGCCGTCCGATTTGGAAATTGGCGCCTTCTCAAACATACTTACTGTATCGTTCTTAACTTTATCTTGTTCTACGTCATAGATGCGCTGTCTTGCTGTATCAACACCGACCAAGAATGTCTTGCCTCTGTTATTACCGCCAATGCCACCATAACGAGTCTTCAACAACTTCATGCAGTATACATTCTGTTGTTCGTAATCCTCAGGCTGTGTAACACCGAAGATAGCGTCTGCCTTCGTTGTAGATGCGAAAGAATCCGCGACGTCTGACAATGAAAGTTCCGCAATTCCGTTACCACCACGGTTTGCCTGAAGGCCACTGATAATCGGAAAGCCGTAAGTCTGAGCGAGAGCACGAACCTGAGAAGAAATCAACTTCAAGATCGTGTTAGAGTTCCAGTTACTGTTATTCTTTCCGTTAGGAATCATACATCCGATATAGTCAATGAAGACAACATCAGGGACGAAACCTTTCTTTTCTTTCAACTCTTTAAGAAGTGCCTTAAGCTGCATTGCATTAACACAGTCTTCAGGCAATTCTCTGATGAACAGCTTAGACTTAACCTTCTGCTTGACAATCTGGAAAGCTCTGTTAAAGTTTTCACGAGACATTGTCTTGAAGTCCATCTGTGTAACATCAAACATATTCTGTGCTATACGAGCGGCGATCTTGTTTTCTGGGTCTTCAAATGTGATGTAGAGAACAGAGTTGTTATCAAGAATCATATTCGTTGCCAGAGAACACATAATCAAAGTCTTACCGATATTAGTCGGAGCCATGAACAAGTTCAATGACTTTTCGTGAATACCGCCAAGCAAGATTTCATTGATGGCCTTAATGCCAGTGTTCCACAAGCGTTCCTTCGTGTTAGCGTCTTCATAAAGTCTGTCAGGATCTTCAAAGAAGTCAAAGCCAAGATCTTCATTGAAGTTAAATGACTCTGCTTCAGTCATTTCATCTGCCAAAGATCCTTCTTTAGGCGCCTCACCGGAAGTCACATATTTCATCGCTTCTTCAGAAGCTCTATAAATCAACTTCCTTCTGACAAACTCTTCAATCTCATCGAGCATGAACTCTGTCATGGCTTCTTCATCTTTAATAGCCATGATCTTCTCAAATACATCACATGTTCCAGCGTCAGTCAAGAGTCGCTTAACCTCAAGAACAGACGGCATAGAATTGAACTTACTTGTGAAGTCAATGATGCTCTTTACAATGAGCTTATTATCTACATCAAAGAACCACTTATCAGTCAAGTAAGGAAGGACTTTTGTGTTCACTTCCTTATTGACGAAAAGAGCTTTGATGATTATTCGTTCAAACTCTGTGGATTTCATTAATTGTATGCTCCGTAATTCTTAAGCAATTCTTCATGTCTTTCATATACATGCAGAGAACCGATGTTGTAATGTATCATACCGACTTCCAAGTCAGGATATGTTTTTCTCAATTCTTCAAGCATCATCTGATAGACATAACAGTGCCACGGAAAATCAAATGAAAGACCAGTCACCAAGTCACAAGATCTTTGAGTTACGATGTACTCAAGCTTATTGTTTCTGATAAAGACCTGAGCTGAAACAGTACACATGAAATCATGCTTTCCGTTTTCAATCGCATCAGCATGCATAGATGGTCTTGTGTAAATCATCAATGCTTCTCTTGTGTTAGGATCTGATGTCAACTTACTAATACAATTTTGATATTGAGCACCGTTTGCTTCAGAGAAGACACACCAACCGTAATTAGAGTTAATCTCCTGCTTGTCATCCTTTGAAGCACACCAGTTCCAAATCTTGACATCGTCCATCCATCCTTTAATAGACAAGTCCTGTGACATATACCACTTCTTTTCCTTTGCAAGATAGTCGTGGTTGAACGGACGGTTAAGTACATTCAAGAACGGCTGGAACGGATGGAACAAGAGATGTGCATCAATGACTTCCCATGTATTTCCAACCTTTTCTTCACTCTGATACTTCTCAAGAATCTCTTCTTGAACAGCACGGAGTGTTTCGTTGTTCCTTGCCCAATGATAATCTGATGACTTAATCGTCGGGTCATTCTTCATTTCAAAATTCTGAATCATTATTCCTCCAAGATTCCAAAACGGTCATTAAGAAAGTCGTAAACTTGCTTCTTCACTGCTTCTGCATCTTGTCCTTCAATGTTTATCAAATAGCGATGATAAATGTTGGACTTTACAAAAGCAGAGACGAATGACGATGTCTCATACGCCTTGTCTTCAAGTGTCGTTGTAGGAGATAAACCGTCTTCACGAGCAAGAAGATTTTCAGGCTTGTCCACAAAGACAAAGACACAGCCAGCAGCCATGAGCTTCTCGTATTTCTTTTCAAGTTCACAAACATATTCTCCATCATAATGTCTGTATTTTGGACCGTAAACCATTTCACCTAAGTGAGCACGGTCAAAGATAAGCAAAGTTTTCTTGTCATTGGCGAAAAGATCAGCCAGATGTAGCATATCGTCATAACGAACTTGTGAAAGTTCCCTTTGCTGTTCTGGTGTATAAAGTTTCGTCGGGTCAAGATGTAAATGCTCATAATGAATTACTTGAACATCTTTTCCTTTGCTCTCAAACAAGTCTTTAATGTTCTGAATCTGCGTAGACTTACCGCAACGATTCGGACCTTCAATAATTACTACCATATAAGTCTCCTTTGACTTGTTCAAAATATAACAAAGTTTTTCATAAAAAACAAGTGGGCAAAAATTTTCTTTTTGCCCACTGTTGCGGAACAGTCTGCCCGCTCGAAGTACTAGGGATTAGTCTTCGTCTGCATCAAAGGTATAAGCCTCGACATCACCGTCTTCATCATCACCCTGCTTCTTAGCATTGAGCGAAGTTTCAGGCAAGTTATCCCAGTCGCCAGCTGCCATAAGTTCCTTGATGTTCTGAGTTGAAGAAGTCAATGTAGAATCTTCAAACGAGAACTTACGTTCAAGGAATTCATTGAAGTCATCATCCTGGAAGAGTGGAATCCAGAACTTAGCACAGTAAAGGTCCTTCTCCTTCCAAAGGCGTCCATCAGTATCATACTTAGGACGAGTAAAGCCGTTGGAAACACCGACCTTTGTCTTCTTAACGACACCAGCTTCAATAGCTTCATCGAGAAGGCCATAGTATGGGTTGATACCGCCGTCCAATTCAATAAGGAACTTGAGTTTCTTAAATTCCTTAGCGTCACGGCCCTTAGATACGGAAGCAGTAATGATCTTGCCGTAAATTTCATCGCCGTCCTTAGCCTTAGAAGATGATGTAACCTTGACGATAGCGTCAGAGTTGAAAATCAATCTCTTACCACCAGGAATAGCGAACTTACCATCCGGAGAATAAGGGTCCATAGTGTCATAGACGTGGTTAACGACGAATGTCGTGTTACCGTATGCGTTAATGATGTTAGCAAGTTCGTTCTTGAATCTTGCACCAGACATGTTCACTGCGGAAGATGCCTGAGCTGCTTTGTCCAAGACCTGAACTTCTACAAGCGGACCCCACGAGTCAAGAAGAACAAAGATTTCTCTTGCTTCTGCTCTTGTAAGTCCGTTGTTAATCTTAGCGAAAATCTGTTTAATTTCTGGAATGATAGAGGTCTTACAGATAAGGATATCATCTGTATCAACACCCAACTGCTGAGCCAATCTGGTGTTGAATGCGTTTTCTGAGTCAATAACAACGCAAGACATTCCCGACTTGTATGCTTCAGCGAGAATGTTCAAACCAATAAGTGACTTACCCTGCTTTGAGTCAGCAGCGATAGTCTCAATGCAGCCCTTCTTAATACCACCATCTTTTACTCGTCCTGAGAAAAGAACGTTAATAGGTCCGCTGTTAGTTGAGAGGAACTCGTCCTCAAATTCGCAGATGTACTCTGCCATCGCCTTGTCTCTTTTCATCTTTGCTATGAATGCATTCTTTTGCTGTTTTGCCATATTTTTCTCCTAATTTGCTAAATAATGCTTGTTTGACCGACTCGGTGGTCGGTACATTATTTATACTAGGAAAAATATAACAAAATTTTCAAGAAAATGCGAGACAAGATTTATTTTTCTACATCATACAGCAAACTTGCTTCCTTAATCTCCTTCAAGTGTTGTTCCTTCCTTGCTAGCTTCAGTGCCTTTTCAACTACTTCAGGCGGATAGAAGCGTCTGTTCATATTAGGATTCGGATACTGCTTTTTGTATCCCATGAAACTCACTTCAATGAATTCGTCACTTGTCATATTCGTCACCTGCGTGTTTGATTTCATGCAGATGTGCTTGCTTTTCCAACTTACGAATGTATTCAGGATTTCGTGCTTGAGCGCTTGGGTTTAAATAACCCTCATACTTCGCTTCAAGTTGCTTCATAATATAACTGCCCATGTCCATAATTGCTTCCTCTGTTATTTCTTCAAGTTCTTTAGCATATTCTTGAGTAAACTCATCGCCGGCATGCTCGATGTCTTCCAAGTGGAGTTGCTTTTCAGCTTTACGAATAGCTTCACGGTCTATAGGAACGTAAGCGTCTTCAAAGATCTTTTGAATACTTGATATTAAATCACCTGCAGGACCATCCACGAGGAGCCTCCTTGATTTCATCTTGGTGTTGAGCTACTCTTGAAAGTTTCTTAAAGCGTTCAGCTGCTTCAGGCGTATCTTCGCCTGCATACACAACCTTACGTCCAATGATGTCAATGCGGTTGACATTGTTACTTACTCTTCTTCCATTGATAGTTATGTTCCAGCCCATAGTTTTACTCCACTTTCCAGCCTTCTCCAGCCTTCTTGATTTCGTTCTTATGCACTTCTTTAAGCCACTTAGCTCGTCTTTCTGCCATCGCTGCAGCTTCCTTCAATGCTTCTTCCTCAGTCATTGGCTTAACGCCAACAAGTGTGTCAGCAAAAAGTTGAGGGAATGAACGACGAACTATAGGTAAAGCAATTCCGTCAATCGGTGTGTTATTCTGTTTGGTACTCATTAGCTGCATCTCTTATTTCAGCACGGCGCCAGTTTAATTGAGTACCTTTTATTCTTTTTCTTAAGTTAATCATTATTTCCAAAATGTGGTCAATTCCCCACTCAAGATTTTCTTCATCTGGAGTAGGATTCGCTGCCTCAATACTGACATACATTGACATTGGGTCAGAGGGATTATGAAACTTGATTTGAGCGCGTGTACATACCGAAGGTGAGTTTCCCCAAAGTCTTACAATGTAATCTTTAAATCCACCACCAAAAGCACACATGTCTGGATGTACCCAGAAAAACTCTTTAATTCCTGATTTAGGAGTTGCGTATGCATGTGGGCTGTCGTAATCGCTGCCTCTGACAAGACCATGTCTTGCACATATATCGTCAACTACTTTAAGTACTTCTTCAGCTGGATGAGCACTAAATTCCATCTTATGCCTCGTATTCGTCGCCTGCGTGTTTAATTTCTTCCAAGTGCTGTTCTTTATTCCACTTAGCCAGCATTCCGCTTTCTTTCCAAGGGTTATGATTTTCAGCAATGTCAAAGCCGACTTCAGGATTATCTCCAGGTTGATAGAGTTTTCTTGAAGCAACGATCGTCTTTCTCATTTGGTCTAAACGACCATTAATGACATCGCCCTCTCTTGCTTGAACATCTCTGACATATCGTTCAAACTGTCCAATCAAACTCATACTTCCCAGTCCTGTGTACTTGCTTTAATTTCCATTTGATGAAGTTTATTTTTGCCTTTCTTACGTTCTTCTTCAGTCATATCACAAGATCTTCTATCAAGTACACAACGGGCAAAAGCAAGACCTAAATTCAATGAACCTTGTGACAAAGCATCATTAAATTTTTGAGCAATTTCCTTTTCTTCTTCTTTATCCATATCATACCGTCCATTCATTACCCGCTCTTCTTATCTCCCACAGATGTTTTTCTTTTTGCCTCTGCTTCTCTTCATGCAGTGAACCGTAAAGTTTTCTTTCCTCACAAAGTTTATTACAGTATTCTGTTGCGAGTCGTTCCAGTTCGTCAATTTGTTGCTGCAATTCTGGGGATAGAGTTTCATCACGAGTATCTTTTTCTTTAAGGAAGGACTTAAGTCGCTGCAGCATTCCCATCCTTCACCTGCCTTTTCAATTTCTTCTTGATGTCTACGTTTAAATTCATGTGCCTTTTCTTCAGGAGATGGTTCATTAAATACTCCTGGAACGTAAGGACAGAAAATGACGCCTGCTGACTGAATAGTCTTTCCTTTAAAACCTAAAAGAGCAGACTCTGGGTTAGCGTAGGCGTCTTGATAAACCTTGATGTCATTCGTCGTCTTCGTCACGTCCATTCTCTGGTTCAAACGGAGCTTCGTGTGTAATTGTAGACATATCTATTTCATATCTCTTCTTCAACTTATTGATAAGTTTCTTTGTCTTCGCACAGATGTCACAAAGCTGTGTTTCATATTCAAGCAAAGAAGAGATAGTATAGTTGTAAAGACGTTCATTCATCGCGTCTCTCGGTTCACTTTCTGGACATTCTACAACAGCCACAGTGCGGTCAGTCGAGTAGAACTCTGCGCCTGCAGGATTTTTCCAACACTGTTCAACGAACTTGTTCCATTTGTCCTGACGTTCTTCAGCTGTTTCTTTTGTCCAGAATGTCGGGCACACTTGTGTGATTCCGAATGTATCAAACTTATTTTCATCACCAAAATTAACTGTAATGATAGTTCTTGTAACTTCACTGTTGCCGAAGTACTTACCTACTTCATCAAGACTACGCATAAAGATGTTAATCTTAGCATACTTACTGTAAATGCCAGTAATGTAGAATGAGTATGGGTAAGTACTGTGGTCTTCGCCCTCTTTAAGTTCAACGAACCCACGTCTTGCAAGTTCTTCAATGAACTTGAAGAAACGGCGGTTGTTTTCAACAAAAAAGTTGTCATCTGAACTACGCTTCATAGTTTTCTCCTGCTTGACGGATTTCTTTAAGTCTTAATTTCTTTTTTCTTTCAATTTCTTTACCGATGATTCGTGCTTCCAAATCGCATGCATTATTGACTTCATAGTCAACTTCATTACAAAGCAAAGTAATCATGCGTCTGATTTCTACTGTGGATGTAGGATTATGCGATGCCGGCTCTGGAATAAGTTCACCGAGGAAGTATCGGAAAGTGTTGTAAATCTCGAAGTGACCTTTCATCAAGTCTTCTTTATTAGACGTATAGTCAAGTCCAGTAGCGAAGTAGATGAAAGGTGTCTGGTCGTCAACTTTGCTCGCCATGTTAGCAATGATGAGGCCTGGAATCTTATCCTGAAGTTTCATTTTGCGTTCATGTTCTTCATAAGTAAAGTCAGACATATTGCCATACTTGTCTGCAAAGTCACAGATAAGTCTTGCATTCAAAGGATGCTTGGTATGATCCCAAATGATAATGTTCTTTGGGTCATATTCCCAAGGTCCAGCGAACTTGTGAGACCAACTTGTTTCACGCTTGAAACGCTTGTCATTGTCAATGATGGATAAAGCCCAGTTCATTCTATCCAAGCGAGTATTCAGTTCCTGCATTTCTAATTTCCTCTAAGTGATTTTGCTTATTAAGTTTTGCTCTTTCTTCCGGAGTCAGCGGAGACTTCCATTCTTCAAATACATGAGGATAAAGGGACGCGTAGTCAAATGAATCTCTGAAGTCTTTATACTTATCGAGTTTCTGTTTAGCTACATGCTTGTCATACTCCATTCTTTCATGAGAAGTTCTGAAACGCGTGTTATCAAATCTGCTCTTGAAGAATTTCAGTATTTCATTGCCATCATCAGGCCACATTTTAAAGTTCCTTATTTCTCGCCGATGAAAACGGTGTTTCCTCCGAAGCGAGTAGTGTAAATGTTGTCAGGTTTAAGTGGTACCCAAGTTCTTTGTGATTTCGTAAATCCCATAGCGTCAGTGGTCAAGGCGTTTCCTTTATACTGCACTTCTGCATCAGGATTCTGTTTCTGGAGTTCGGCGATAAGTTCTGCAACTGTCATTCGTCATCCTCCTCAAGTGGTTCGTCGTCAAGATATTCACATGTATCACACATTTCCTTGACTTCGTCCATTGACATTTCAGTTATGCACTCTCTGCAAACAGTTTCCCAATCAAGTCTTCCGTCTTCTAGTCTTTGCAGGAGCTTGTCTCTGTAATCCGTGTACATCTTCTGTCTCCTTCTTTTTACGAGGCTTGCGGACCTTCTTTACTGGTTCCTCAACTGGAATGACAACAGGCTTGGGAGGTTCAGGTTCCTTGAGTTTCTTCGGCAAATCTTCTTTAAAGTACTTATACAGCAAGTTGATGACAAGAACGATGCCAGGAACTCCAAAAAGTTGAATAGGCCACGGTCCTATGAACCAAATAATCAATGAAGCCCAAGCAGTAATTGTTCCAACCCAGCCGCCGCACCAAGTAAGTGGTACGCACATGCCGTTTATGAATTCTTTCATATTTATTCCTCAAGTTTGTTTGTGAAGGCGAAGTAACAGACTTTACCTGTAGCGACTTCAACGACAATGTCAATGTGCCACTTTCCGTCTTCGAGTTCAACTACTGCAGAAAAACCGCGTCTTTCAGCGTCATAGTTGAGTTCTGATTCGTCTTCATAATCAGGATCCTTGTAAGCAGTGTATTCAAGCATCTCGCTCAAGAGACCCATATCAAGAGATTCATTAAGACCGTCATCAAGTACCGGCTGCGAACAGACATTAAGTACTTGTCCAGCTTGATAAGTCGGGCAGAGGTCAGGATACATTACCTTAAGAGAGTCAGCGTCATTTATGAGGCGCTTGACGTCTTCAATAGTGGGTTTTTCAGTCGGGAAAGTAAGCATGTTCATTTCTCCTTAAATGTGTAATATCGTCAAATTTCTTAAAATCTGAATAATTACCAATCTCCAGTGGTTTTATAAGAATCTCAGACGATTTTCGTCAAAAAGTGTAATAAAATGACGTATTTTGATGAAATTTGGGATGGTAAAAATTAGGATTTTGCAGAATTTTTCAGTTTTTCGTCAAAAATTTCCTTCAAGGTTCTGCCTTCATAGTGCCACATATCAGCACGGGCAGACCAGACACGGTTATGAAGAATTGAACGGACTGCTTCAGAGACAGTCATGATGTCGCCTTCTTCATTTTCCAAATGTCCACGGTTCTTCAAGTCATGGACCTTAAACAAATAAACTTCTGTATCATTCGGGTTGATAAACTGAATTTCTTCACCAACAGGAATGTCGCATTTAGCAAGAGAGAACGGTGTGGTTCTTTCTTCTTCATCACGAGTTACGGTCAAGAGTTCCTGATAATCTCCATCTGAAAGCTCTGCAATGTCTTTCATCATGTCCTTGACAGTTTCAAGAGCATCGTCACCTTCAAATTCAAAGAATTCACGCTTGGGGTTAATTCTTGCGTCTGCATAAATCTTGTGAAGTACTCGTTCAACTTTCTTATACTTCGCTGTTTTAATGTATGCGATGACAATGAACGGAACAGCACAGCTAGTTTCGCTGTTGAAAGTTCTGAGGCGTTCATCAAGATCGTTTGTCATTCCAATCTTGTAATCATTCGGTTGACGAGGGTTGTGAATGAGATAGACATATCCAGTTTCATTTTCTTTCTTGGCCATAATAAGTTCCTTTCTGTTGAAGTTTAACAAATAAAATTTAATAACTTTTGGTCAAAATGTAAATAGGAAAAAATAAAAACCGCGGATTTTCTTTCCGCGGTTACAAGCTAAGTGATGTTTCTTACAAGCTATTCTTTTACAGTCATTTCAGTCGGGAAGAACTTGTCAGTCTTCTTTCCTGTCTCGATGTCAACTTCCTTGACCTTCAAGAATGTCGAGAGCTTAGGGTCAACATCCTTGTCAAGTTCCTTGATGTATCGCAAATTATAGACTGTGTATGCAGTGCCATCTTTTTCTCGTTTTACGACAGCAGAGATAGTGTCAAGTTTTGCGACAAACTCAAGGTCACCAATCTTCATGTCATACTCAACAAGATAATCGGAGCACGGAATGCTAATCTTGTCAAATACATCATCAAGTGCGTTTGATGAAAAGACAGAAGTCAAGTCAGGATACTTGAACTGCTGAGGGAACTTACGAACAGACGAATCTTCAACGACTTGAAGGTTGAAGGAAGTAAAGATGTTGTCCTTCTTAACGACTACGTTAAAAGAAGTCATCTTCGAGTCAAACATAATGTCAGCCATGTTATCTCCTATTCACAAAGAAGTTTGCTTTCTTCGTTTTCCTTAATGTACACAACCTTTTCGCCGTTTACAGTCTCGATGTGGTCAATCTTCAAGTTGTAAAGTTTCAACTGTTCATTGGCTGCTGATGGGTTAAGAAGAAGATCTTCTGTGAGCAACCCAATTGCCTGAGGCTTGTTCTGAGCCTTTCCTAAAAGAAAGTATTTCATTTGTTTCTCCTTAATTTAAATCACCAATCTGGTCATAGTTGATGATAATGTGACCGTCTTTGACTTCATGACCTACGGCTTGCCAACTGTTATCTGGCATCTTAACGACTTCCAAGATCTTGTTGGTCTTTTCTTGTTTTGGAAGATTCTTGTCAATCTTATTTAAGCGTTCTTGCATTAGACGCATCAAAAAGTTTCTGAAATGTGTCTGTTGTCTGGACATTCCTGGAGTGCTTTCTGCATCGTCAATCATATCCAACCTAAGACTTTTCGTATCAAGAGTCATTCTAATCATTTTCTACGCCTCATATTCTATTGTGCTTAATTTAAGATTTATGTTTCGTGTGGACTTTTCCCACTGTGCTTTATATCTATTACTCAAGTCTTTGAGCGCTTCTTTTCTTTTCTTTTCAATCGCTGCCTTTGTTTCGTCAAGTTCTTTTGTCATGTCAGTAAAGCGTCTTACTTCTTGACCGATGATATCATAAGAACGAACGGCGATCTTGATGAAATTGATGATTTCTTCTTCATGACCAATGATGTCAAAGAACTCTTTATCAACAAGTGTGTGGTTCGCATCAGACCTTACATCATACTTAGTGTATTCTACTGCATCAGCCCAACCGTTATATCCGCCAGTGTTCTTATCCATCTTAACTTCAAATCCACGGAAGCAAGATGACAGTTTATGACCGTCTTTATTGACGGACAGTCTGAAAAGCACGTGGGTGCCGTCACAACCCCAACTTCTGCGGCCGGGTGCTGGTGCAAGAACTTGTTCTTCCCACCAATTCTTTCGTTTAAAATCATCAGTTCTAACAACAAGAGCGGAAATCATGAAAGACTTCACACATCTTCTTTCATTTGAGAATTGCGGATGAAGTCTTATAGCATGACGACCGAAATCAGCGCTAGAAGAGTCTACTATCTGTTTTGCGGCAGATAGTATTCTCTCATAGGCTTCATAAGTTTTATTTCTTAGTTCTATATCCATAGTTTTTCCTTTACATAAAGAATGAATCAAGTCCTGCAGTTTCAAGAGAGATAGTGTCCTTCGGACCAATCCACTTTGCTACCTTAAACATAGACTCAAAAAGCGGAACGAATGTCTTACTGAACATTGTCTCGTAGTCAACCTCAAACCAGTTATCAAATTCCTTCGGCCACTGTCCAACGAAAGCAATCGCTTCAACTTGCTGATACTTTCTTGACTTAACGTAGACGTAGTGGAACTTGTTACCATTCATAATCGGCAAGTAAGGCAACTTATGCTTTGCTACAATGTAGTTGTAAGCAAGAGCACACTTGGCATTGAACAACTGTCCTTTATCAAACGAAAGTCCGTGCTGCAAGTAATGCGACATTGGTAATGTAACATACTTGGTGTATTCAGAAACAGACTTGTTTGCAGCGACGGCGTTCGGAGTTGACTCCTTGAACTTCTCGTAAGTATCAAGAATGAATTGTCTTGCATACGAGTAGTCAGCACCGCTACAGATGTCAAACGCCAACTTTTCAGCAGCGTCCTTACAGAAGTCAGGCATGTCAGATCTCTTAATACCGACACCCATAATCTTGTGCTTTGGCTTGCTGAACGGATAAGGTTTGCCTTCAGCGTCAATGACGTTTCCAATGTAGAGTTTCTTTGCGAAGCAGAACATGTTAGAGAAAATGTTTTCTCTGTTATAGTTAATCTTGTTTGTTGTCTTTGATGCAGCGGCTCTCTTTTCAAGTACCTTGACGAAGAAGTCTTGGAACATCTGTTCAGCAGTAGCATAGAATTGACGATGCTCTTCTTCTGTCTCAATCTTGATGCCTTCTTCAATCAATCTTCTCTTCAATTCATTAACGCAGAAGTAAAGTGAGTCAGTATCAGCATGAACACAGACGCATTCGCGGTTTGTGATCTTGAGCGGATTCGGATTCTTCAACTTAATGTTCCAGTACTTCTGAACATCAGACAGCATCTTGACAGACACATAATACTGGTCAAGATACTTCTTAAGCCAGTCTCTCAATGTTACTCGAGCGCAGCGTGTAATAGATCTTGCACAGTCAATGTCATACAAGTGGAATGTCGGAGCAAGGCAGACACCATACATAGAGTTAATGATAATCTTCTTAATTCCCTGACGGTTATCATATACACCAGCCATGATCTTATCGCCGGCTGCTTCCGCTTCCTTCGCTAACTTCTTGTAATGTTTACGTTCATCAAACACCTTCTTAACGATGTTCGGAAGAATAGCGTCAGTTGTTCTCAAGAAACCAACTTCATTAACATCAGAAGCAATTACCTTTCCAGAAAGAATATCTTCTCTCTTCGGGTGACGAATCTTTACTTCTGGCGAGATGTTGAACTGCATGATGTGGTGAGGATATGACGAAGTAATGTCAAAAGACATACAGTCATCATAACGCCCAGGGAAGTCATAACAGTAACCCGCTTTAACATGGAAGTCTTCAAATTCATAATCTTCCTTTTCCCATTCGCAGTTTTGCCAGTAGATAGAACCATCAGGTTTTTCTACTTTATAACATCCTTCATCATGCCACCAGTCTTCGTGATGGTCAGGACGGTCATTCATAACCTTCTTTTCTTTGTGAATGTAACGAAGAATGTAACCTTCAGTAGTCGGTACCTTATTATAGACTTTGTCAAGAGTTACAAGACAGTCATAAGAATACTCAATAAGAACTGGGAAGATCTTTTTCTTCTTTTCAATCTGCCATTCTCTTCTTACGTCAGTCACATTGTATCGGCCAAATGTCTGCGGATCTTCTTTCCAAATTGTGTTGATAGCACCTTCATATTCCATCTTACCTTCGCCAAGCTCAGTCATAGCGATGAAGTTCAAAGAATATGATGGAAGCGGATCATGCTTAGCGAACACCTTATAAAGTTCCATGTAGTCATAATGAATAAGACCAGGAATTTCGTAAGAGTTTCCAAGATCATTTCCCTGCTTCTTGTCAGCAATCTGTTTTGCTTCAGGACGCTTGCCCAACGGAGACAACATCGCTTCATATTCAGTCTGAATGTCTCTTTCATGACGAAGACGCTTAATACGGTTAATGATGTAAGGCAAGTCAAACAAGACAGAGTTCCATCCTGCAAGAATATCATAGCCTTGCTCATTTACCCACTTACAGAAATGCTTAAGCATGTTAAGTTCATCATCAAAAACCTTCAGATTCTTAATAATGTCATCTTCATGTATATTCAAGATAGACCAAGTATATGATTCACCAGTCAAGTCATCAATGACAGTAATCAAGTTAACAGGATACTTCGCTTCTTCCGGCTTCGGGAATTCATTCTCTGACGAGACTTCAATATCGTAATGTGCTATCTTAAAATCTTCAACTTTTGCGGTCAATTCAACATTATCATAAGTATCATGAAGCCACTTGACTTCTTCTTTCAAATCGGATTCAGCGACCGCAATACCGCCTTGCTTCAAAGTTTTAATGACATCTTTATCAGCGGCTTGCTTCTTTCTTATCATCGGAACACCGTGCAAGTCAGTCCAGTCGGACTTACCAGTCGGGTCCTTTACCCAATAATCTTTTACATACGGGATTCTTGTATAATTTTTGTCTCCGACGAAACGGACACAGATTTCTTTATTCCAACGATCATACAAGACATTCTTATATGCTTTCATTTATTCATCTCCTTCTCAGCTATATGCTATATGAAATTTTGAAAACCTGTATAAAATATAATAAAGAAATGGGCGGAAATGACTCCGCCCAAAAATTTTCTCGAAACTTGTTTTACTTCAAGTAATAAGGATGTCGCTGAATGAATTTATTCATCAGGTACTTTCCTAAGTAGAACAAGAAGGTTCCATAAGTTCCGACGTGACAAGAACAAATGTTCAAGAAGATAAGCGCGGTGATGAATTTAGCATGTTCAACATCAAACTTACCCAAGTTGTTTTCATCCATCGCATTGTTAATCACTTCAATCAAGAGCTTCTCACATTGTGTATCAATGAAAGTGCGGTGAATGTCAATGACAATCTTTCCGTCTGCCTTGATAGTATGTGTGAACAAATTGTCCTTCACCATGTTGTGATTTACGATGAGAGAATGCCACATTTTGCCCAAGTCATAATAGAAGTCGCCGTCAAATGTTTTACCGAAGTTCTGTCTCCAGTCAAGCATGATGTACTCGTTCTCGCCCTGGTCATTCTTCTTCGTCAAGATATTCTCAAGGTGGAAGTCTCCATGATAGTTGTCAGTGACGAATGCTTTTGTGGAGATTTTCTCCCAATCTATCGAGTTAATTATGTCCTTTGCAGGCAAGCACTTAACACCGTTGATGACGCATTCCTTATCAGGATCTTCCCATTCTTTACAGTACTTTTCAATTCTCTTCAATGTCTTATCACGATAGAAGTCCAAATACATGTCCCTCTTATACTCATCAGAGACATCGCGAGCAGTCACAGAATCAATGACTTTGTGCATCAATTCCTTAAAATTCTCGTCATCAACATGAAGAGACATGATCTTACCTTCAGCCATCTTGTATGAATATACATTACGGTTGTAAGTAATAAGCTCTGGAATTGAAATGTTATTCTCCTTCATCTTGTCATTAATGAACAACTTCCAGCGCTTTACACGACCATCAATAAACGACGGGTCAATGTGGAATTTTACGACTCTGTCATCAAAGAACCAAATTGCTTCATCTGGCTTTTCAAGAATCGTTGCTTCCATTTTCTTTGAGTATTCTTCCTTCGCCTTGATGAGAGACTGCTTATTACCAGTATCAAGCCAAGTCTTCGTGACGAAGTACTTCAATTTCTTCAAGTTATTCAAACCAGCAGATTCTCCTGCATTGACGAATAATTCAAAGTTCTTGTCACATGCTTCCCAAAACTTTTCATAATCCTTGATGAAAGAAATTCCGATGTAAGGCAAAGTTCCTTTGCCCGTCTCGTCATATTCTCCCTTCCTCAAGATCGCAGATACATCACGCTTACCTACAGCAGCATGACGATATGAGTCAGCTCTTTCTGCATCAAACGGTGCCAAAACGAGGAAATTTTCAGAGAAGTCAAAATCATCAATGTCTTCATCAATGATAGAGTCATTAGACCAGAACATGAAAGGCTTCTGCAAAAGTTCCTTAGCACAAGACAATGAATAACCCAAGCCAGAGCCTGGACCTTCAAAGCAGTCAACATTCACAAACTGAATGTTCCAGTCAGGATAACAGATTTGGACGACCTGTTTAAGCAAATCGCCTTTATATCCTAACAAGATGATGATCTCATCTTCTTTCGTAAATTTTTCAATGATGTAAGAAATAACCGGCTTTGGGCCAAGAGTACACATTGCCTTGTTATAGTTCTTTGTGAATTCATCAAGGCGTGAACCCAAACCCGCAGCGGGAATAACTACTGTCTTTCGCATCCTATTGCTTCCTTAATTCTGTTTATGTTGTAAGATACCAATTCATCACGGTTCATCTTTTCAGTGAACTCATCAACCTTAAACATAGTCGATGAACCACAAACAAGAGTTCCGTTCTCGTTAATGCTACGATAATCTTTAATTGTGTTGAAGTTTACCGACCCATCAACAAAGTAATGTTTATGGTTCGGACAGAGAGCAATCTTCTTGCTAACGACTGCCGGATAAGAATTCGTTCCAAGAACGCCTGGAGAGATTCCCATGAACATCACGCCGTCAAAGAGGGCGATGATCTCTGGGTCAAAGACAGTAGCCAAGTTAATAGCGAGACCTACTTTAACATTCGGCCATGTCTTTCTAATCTTCTGAAGTGTTCTAATCGGGTCAGTAACTGCCTCATAATGATAGACAATCCAATCAGAATACGGAGCAATAACATCAACGTATGTGTAAGGATCATCAATCATCAAGTGAGAGTCAATGTGAACCTGAGGAAATTCCTTCTTAATGTCACGGATAAGTTCAGGAGAGATGCCGAGACGCGGAACGAAATGACCGTCCATAAAATCAGCGTGCATCCAGTTAAATCGCTGGTCTCCTTTTGCTTCCGTCAAGATTCTTTCAATGTCCTTGTCAACCTGGGACATATTCATACAGATAAGAGATGTACTTATATTCATAATTTCTATTCCTTTGGATAAAATATAACAAATTATTTTCGTTTTAGCGACCGAATGAAATCTTTTCCAAAATCCTGCTCAAATAACTTCTGATATTCAGAAATATCGCTGATTATCTTAACATTATTAGAAATCATACATTCATATTTTGCGTGGTCTAATGTATTTATGCGCTTCATATAGTTAAGCAAATGTCCGCCTTTTATTTCTATAAGTTCACCATTTACACAGAAATCTGGTATGTATTTATGTCTGGCACCTTCAAACAAATATGTGATAGGTTCGCATTGATAGTCATATTTTATCTTATTCTTTTGAAGATAGTAAGCAAAGTAAACTTCCCAAGCGGAATGATATTTCACGCCATTGAATTCATATCGTGTAAAACAGCGATGTTCATTCCATAGCTTAACATGACTTTCGCTTTGTCTTTCTATCCACTGTGGGTCTTTGAAATGTTTATGAAAAGTTTCAGAATTCTTAATCCTTTCACGTCGTTTTTCTTTAAATTCTTGAGTACTTTGCGTTGCTTTAGTTTTTTCAGCCGCTTCATTCATACTGCCATTGGCCCAACGACGTTGCATATCATCGGCACGAGACTGTAATAATTCAGGTGTATATGAATTCTTTACAGCATTTGACAACGTCTTTCTAAAGAGCGGATCTTTATCTTTACAAGCGCGGCAACACCATCTGATATAGCCTTCTCGAAGATTATTAAACTTTGCGGGTTTGCCGCAATACTGACATATACCTTCATCAGGCGTCTTTAGATGCTTGTCATAGTACTCTTTAGATGTCATTTTATGTGTAATTAAATGTATACCTAACTTTCGTAGGTCATCAAAATCATGCCCGCATTCTTTGCATGTTATCATTGTCACTCCTTCAGTTTAAAGACGAATTACCAGTTCGTCTATAGTATTTATAAAAGTTAGGTGGAATGCTGGTAACATTCCACCAAGTGAGAGTGACTTCACCTGTCCTTCTATAAATCATTCTATAACCGAATGTCTGAAAGACATTGTCTTGTTGTCTTCATTCAATCTGTCCATCAATTTCAAAGAGACCAAGTCAAAGAAAATGAAGGCAGTTTGTTCATTCAATGTTGTCATCGGCTGAATAGAGTTAATCTTATCCGGAGAGTTCTCAGAGTTAAGTCCGTTGTTGCATCCCTTGAACTTGATGACCAAGTCAGAGAGTTTAGCAAGCGGCGAACCTTCATCACCAGTCACAGACACAATGCGTGTTCCTGTCTTTTCTTTCGCAATCTCTGCCAATTTGACGACGGTCTGTGTCTTTCCAGATGCAGACGAGAACAAGAACATATCATTCGGTCCCATGTGCGGAATCGTTGTATCAGTATACCAATAAGCATGATAACCCAAATGAATAAGTCTCATGATGAAAGCACGAAGACCGTAACCCATTCTTCCAGCTCCATAAGCACAGATGTTAGCACAGCGCTTATGGGCCAATTCCTCAACAAATTGGTCAACGATTCGTTCATCAAATGAACTTAGCTGTTCATCAATTTCGGCAAGAACCTTATCTTTCATTTCATTGTATGTCATATCCATTCTCCTTCATAAGTTCTTCAGGCGACTGATTAAACCATTCCTCAGCAAGATAGAAGACTGCCTCAGCGACTGCTCGGTTACCGCCCTTACAGTCAGTAACGTAGTTCGCATATCGCTTTGCCAAGAAAGACGAATCAGATGTGCAGATAGCGACATCTACACCTTGGAAGATAGCGACATCTTGGAATGAGTCACCCATGTAAGCGACAGTCGTTCCAGCGCAGTTATCTTTAATCCATTTGAGACGGTCTTTAGACTTGACGCAAGTCAACTCAAAACCCATATCATTGATGCGTTTTTCGGTAATTGGGAACCCTCTATGATCTGCTGAGCAGATGACGATGTTAACTTTGTCTTTAATCAACTTTAATGCATCAGAGTCATCAGGTCCAAAAACCTTCTCGCATTTACCTTTGGAATTATAATGATAGCGCCCATCAGTAAAGACGCCATCACAATCTAAAACAAATGTGTATTTCTTTTCCATAGTCAAAATTTAATAACTTTTTTGTGTTTTTTCATTAAGCGGTTTTATTTCTCAGAATGCGGTCAAACACGAGGTGGATGTGTTCATTGGTAAAGTATTCGGGTTTGAGAGCTTCATAGCATTGCTTCAAGAGCTTCTTATATTCTTCCGGGTTCTTGTTCAAGTAATCAATCTTATCCCACAATTCCTGCGGTGTCTCGACCTTGCAGTACTCTGGAATGTCTTTGTAGTAGTTGTCTGTATCGTAAGCGTTCTTGTCCCAGAAAGGAATGATGCCGTAGTAAAGCATAGAATAGACCTTCTGTGTCACAAAGTTTGTCGTTGACTTGTCAGCCGGAACGACGAATGTATACTTTGTTCTCCACATCACATCTTCCATCTCAGTCATGCCTCTATGGACGAAATTCTTCTCAAGGCCATAAGAACGAACCTTTTCATCTAGCTTGCCCCAGTCCCACTTACCATAGACTTTCTGCTTTGGACGGAACGGGAAGAGCCATTTACGAATGTACTCAAGGCGGAAGAGGGAACCGTTCAAGGTCATGACGAACTCATTGTCCTTCTTATACGACTCGAAGAGATTTGGGTTAATATCGTCAGGATCGGTGAAGTCAACTCTATCCTTTGAAAGGAGCCAGAATCGTTCAATGCCAGAGTAAATCATCGGCACTTCTTTGACTTCCTTCTTTTCTTTATCAACGTAGTACCTTGTATGGTCAGTCGTGTTGCATTGACCCAAGATAAGCTTAGGCGGGTTAATGTCAGCGACTATCTTGTTAATTTGACGAGGGTCAATGACCATCAAGTATAGAGGGACATTCAAGTCATTAGCAAGAACAAGCGTGTGTGCCATTGACCTTTGTGATACGAGGGTCTTCAAAGGCGTTCCCTTGACTTCTGAAATGAATCCATCGGCATAGTGACATACCGAGAATGTTTGGTCATACAAGTATAGAGCAAGGTCAAAGTTTAGGCCCTCTTTCTTACAGTAGTCAACTGCTGCCTTATAGAAAGGCTTGCATCCAGGGGTGGGATCTTTCCCTGACATATCATATCCATTAGCCTTTGCGAATGTCTTTATAGGCGTGTAGAGGTCTTTTAAATTTTGCGGGATATCTATATCGGATTTAGACAAATCAGATGCTCCAGCATAGTAGAAAGTGTGTTCTGGGTATGATTCAGCAATCTTTTTAAAAGTTAACGCATTTATGTCCATCCCACCATACATTCGTTCAACATCTGAAAATGAATTGAAACGTGCTGTCATGAATTTGGTTAATAGTACATTCATATTTGCTCCATGTATTCTTTTATGTTTAAAATGATCTTAACGTTATTTCTTTTCATGCATTGATGTTTTGCTTCAAAAAGACCATCTTTAGAATGATCCCACGGATTTATCATTTTTCCGTCCTTGAAAAATTGTGTTCCTTTAATTTCCACCAATGTGCCATCGTCTAATCTAAAGTCCGGTTTATATATATGTTTAACATTTTCATATTCATATTCCAGTTTTACATTAGGCTGATATTCAAACTTGATGTTATGTTTCTTAAGATATTGGTAATAGATAGCTTCCCATTTTGAGTCAAAACTTATGCCATCATATTCAAACTTTCGTTTCGTTTTCTTGAAAATTTCAGAATTCTGCATTGGATGTTCTGTTCCATATTTCTTCAAACAAGTTTCTTTACGTCGTTTCCGATATTCATCTGTGCGTGTATAAAATTCATCGCCATATCGTTCAAGTTGCGTCTGTTTTGATTTTTCTTTTAATGAATCTATGCGAGAAATCCAATCACCATATTTCGTATTAAAAGTTTCTCTCACCTTTTCTTTAATTTCTTCTGACTTAAGTGGGTGGTCAACACCATAACGCTCCAATAGTGTCTGCTTGCATTGTTCTTTTATTTCTTCAGACTGATGCGGATTTTCTACTCCATAATGTTCAAATGTCGTCTTTGCTTTCTTTCGTTGAATTTCATCATTACTGCCAACACAACTATTACAACAGTATTTCTTATATCCAATTCTTAATTTATGAGAAAACGGCGTAGGTTTACCACAAGTTAAACATATACCTTCTCCCGGCTCTTTAAACCACTTATCATAGTATTCTTGAAGTGACATATGATGTTTTCTGTTTAAATGACGTCCAAAAGGATCCATCGTCTTAAACGTTTGTCCACATTCTTTGCATTCATTCTTATAATCAAACATAATTTTCTCCGTAGTTTATTTATAAAAGTAATAAGTCAAAAAACATCATTTACACCAAAGAATGCATTTATCAATGTTAATGTATTTATAGGACCTAAAGATTAAATAAAATAGGAGGTATAGTATGTCTGTTACATTGGATAAAATCGTGTTTAAAGATATTGCTACAACTTCTAAGGACAAGATCTGGACAATCACTTCAGACGTGGCAACGATAAGCGCTTACTATCATAATAAGAAAGGCGAGAACTTTATCTTGACTTTAAAACTCAAGAAGGGTTTCCGCACTGACGGCGCTTCAGTTCCATCATTGTTCACATGGTTCCTTCCAAAATGGGACAATAAGAACATGACTTTCAACTGCGCAGCAATCCTTCACGACTGCTTGTATTCTAATAAGGGTATGAACGGTAAGTTTACTAGGGAAGAATGTGATGACTTCTTTAGGGGAGGTGTTCGTTGTGCGGGCTATTCAAGGTTCAAGGCCGGCGTTGCTGACAAGTGCATTGAATGGTTTGCATCAAGTCCAGAACATTGGGGAAGCGATGATCTTGACAATGTTAAGAACAAGCTTTTCACAATGACAGCAAAGAAGCTAGTCTAGTAATAGCGACTCCTTTAATAACCAACAGCTCCGGTTTCGGCCGGAGCTTTTATTATGCGTCATCTCGCTTTATGAATATCTCCATCAGCGTAAATCCTAGCAGGTATAGACCTCCAAGTACCAGATAAAGTGTGTTTCCAGTAAAGACGTTTGCAAGAACGGGTCCTATGATGCCAGCAATTCCCCAGCCAGACAGCGTCATCGCATGAACAGTCGAGACACATGAACTGCCGAATCTTTTCGCAAGAAGCGATGGGAGACAGCTGAAGTTACCGCCGTAAGCAAACTCTATCATCAAAATACCAATCAAAGCAAGTATAGGATTTCCTGTGAAGACGAGGAATGATGCCAAGATGCCGAATGAACAGATGTAATGATAAGCAGCCTTTCTACCAATCTTGTCTGACAATGTACTCATCAAGAATCGTCCAAGAATGTTGAAGACTGCAGTCAGCGACATCAGAATAGCAATTTCCGTAAATCCAAATCCTAGAAGCAATCCTTTCTCCTGAGAGATTAACGCAAGACCGCAAGAAATGTTGATGCAGAACATGAACCATACTGACAAGTATTCCTTCGTAAAGAACAAATGTTTGACCATCGTCTTTAGCGGGACCGCCGTATGTATCGTCGAGACGTAGATAGGATTAGGTCGGAAAAGCCAGGTGTTCAAAAGCATGATAGCAAGATAGACGGCACCAAGTATCAAGAACAAGTGAGGTAATGTGACTGTGATAAGAAGGTATTCTATCGCAGGCGCAGCAAGAACCTTTCCTAAGCCGAAGCCAGTGATGGCAAGACCAGAAGCAAGTCCTTTATGATCCTCAAAGTTTGACATCAACTGCTTGATAGGACATACATATCCAATTCCTGTTCCAGCGCCCACAAGACAGCAGGCAAGGAAGTAAAGCGGTATGAAGCCTAAAGCAGTAGCGCCGTAAAGTCCAAACATTCCGATGGCAAATACGATAGTCGAGACGATAGCCATCTTCTTAGGGTTAAGTTCAACCTGTCTTCCAAAAATCGCTGCACACATTCCCAAGAAGAATATGATGAGCGTAAATCCGATGTCTGTTGAGAATTTTGACATCTCAAACAGAGCAGCGAGGTTTGCGGAATACTGGGAGAAATTATAAACGGTGCCTAAGCATGTGGGCAAAAAGATGCCCGGAAGAAGAATGTTCAGATATCTATTCATACCTGTTATTTATCTTTCTTCACAGTGAACCCACCGCAAGGCTGAAATTCCGGGCAACCACGCAAGTACTTGCATTGCGGCACAAGAACATCTTCAAACTCTGGGTTGGTCTTAAGTACTGCTTCCTTAATCAAGTTCATGATATAGCGAGTATCTTCATCAGCCTTTCCGCAAAGTCTCTTTCTTGCCATCTGCATAAGCGCTTGAGCGTTGATGTACATGATGTGAGAGACAGGAGCGTCCTGTGGAGCCTTGCGTCTATCATACTTGTCTTGTCTGTCGTTTCTCTGAGACTGAACATAGTGTTCAACGCCAAACTTGTGTCTGACAAAATGAACAGAATTGCAGTATGGAATCGTCATCTTGATGATGAAGTTCAATGTTCTGATAGGTGAATGCTCAGAACGGAGATACTTCTTCTTAAGAGCAAGAGACATTTCATTGTCCATAAAGTAATCCTTGCCAACAGTGTTCAAGGCAAGTTTCTTTACCCACTGCCAGTCTTCGTCAGTCGGGTGTCTCAGAATTTCAACCTTATATTCACACGGTTCCATTAGCCTTCTAACTCCTTTTCTTGAATTACAACAGCATGTTCGCCGTAACAGTCATCGTCAATGCCAAGTTTGTTGAAAAGTTCATTTACGTCCCAGTCAAGGCTCTTCTCGCCTTCCTTCTTCCACTTTTCAATGATTTCATCTACCTTCTGACAATCCTTTTCGTCGTTGCATTCCTCGTAGAATCTCTCTTCATTGTCTCGCAAGATTTCGTCCAGCTTTTCAAGCGCTAGCTTAATAGCGAACTTCTTGTCAAGAGCAGAAGTTTCATAATTCCTGTGAGAGTCTCCATGACCAGGGATGTACTCATAGACGAAAATGTTGTAAAGCATTGTCTTATTTGTCATTCTTACCTCTGTATCTGTATTTCATAATTGATAGAACAAGCGTCAAGATAGTCGCCGTTGCGTAGTTGAAAAAGATTGGATACTGCCACAAGCCAGTGATAAAGTTGGTATAGAAGACAAATACAGCCGAGCAAATGTTTCCCATAAAGGCCAGTATTAAGAAGCCTACTGAAATTTGACTTGCTGATTTCTCTTTATAGCACTTTATGACTTGCGGAAGCAAGTTAATCGCAAATGCGACCGCGCCGATTATTCCGAAGATCCAACAAATGGTTCCTATCATATCTCCTCTAGATTTCCTTGGAACGGTATGTATGTTGATGAGTGACGAGATTCAGTCCTTTCTTCGTAAAGACCCATCTCTTTAAGTTCAGCAACAAGATCCTTGAACTTAATGTTCTCACGGATGTACTTACCCATATCGTCGGAAATGTTTGCAGTGTTTGTCTTAATGTCATACCAGATAAAGTAGACTTCATTGCCGATCTCTATTCTGGTAGAGAAGACTTCATGTGGATAGAATCCCTTAAGTTTGCCTTCAAGTTCTTTGAACTTCCATAACATATATGTATCAAGTTTCATGTTTTGCCTTTTATCTAATTTGGTTGGTTAAAAATATAACAAAAAACCGAGCCCTTACTGGACTCGGCTTGAAAATTTTCCGAAAGGTTTTTATTCTTCTGTTTGCTTGGTGTTGCTCAAGTTTCTAAGACCAAATGCCTTAGCAGGCTCTTCAATAACTGCGCCATACTGTCGGAGTGTCTCAAGTGCCTCACCAACGAGATGTTTCTTCAAGCTATGATTTCGCATAGCAGCAAAGGCTTCTTTAAGACCACCGCGAGATGGACGAAGGCTATCAACAAAAGCAGCAGATTCATTCTGGAAAGTTTTTCTAATTTCTGTATTGTAGGACGGAAGAATATGTTCAGTAAACAAAGCACGAACAGCGTCATCTTCACCGTCCAAATGAAGTGAGCAATTAGTGCCATAAATAGTCAATCCATCACCATTAGAAAAAACGCCAGTCTCTTCAGTTGCCGAAAAGCCAAATTCTGAAATAAGACCACTCATGCAATCATCAAGAGAATTACCATTGTTGAATACGATAGTCATTTTCATATAAAAACCTCTTTCTACTATTATTTATATTCTGACTTCGATGCAAGTATGTCAAGACGCTGTTTCAGTTTCTTTCTTTCCGCAGCCTGCTGCTTTGCGAAATTGAAAATTGACTCAATGTACTCAAGTACTGGCTTTACTGCTGCTTCAAGATCTTCTTGAGTCTTGATGTCTTCAATCTTGAAACGTTTTTGAGTACTATCAAACTCAACGAAGATGTACCCAAGCAAGATCTTGATAGTCACCGCAGGGAAAAGAAAATCTTCCACACGGTAAAGCATCGTGTAGTAGTCATCAACAGGTCTGAGTGTTAGGCTATCAGTCATTTCCTTATAAAGTTTGTAAGGACTTTCATCAAGTTCCATAATCTTGCTATGAACGAACAAGCCTTCCTTAGTCATACTGCGTGTAACAGGATTAAGGAGAATACAAGTTCCTTCATCTTCAAGTGCCTTGACGATAATGCCAAGTGTTGACTGACTAATAGTCGTCTTCGTCTCATAAGTATACTTATCAGCTGCCGGCGGTTGCCAGAGCTTATAGCCTTTCTGCAAGATACTTCCACTGTTAGGATCTGAAATAGCAATTCCATCATTGCCTACAAGTTCTGGACGGTAAGTCCAGTCAGCGACTACTGCTTTCGTTGCTGCTGTAGTATCCTTTGCAGTATCTATGTAACTGTCGTCAATCGCTTCCGCAATGTCTGAAACCATCTTATCTACAGATTTTCCCATAAGAGCGGCCATGACCTTGAGCGGTTCGTCTTTCTTTTCTTTTTCATCTTCCATAGTTTTCTCCTATGGGTTATTTATCTGATGCGCATTCGTCAAGCAAGTCCAGATAATCTTTGTTCCAGTAGACAAGAAGAGATCCTTCCTCAAAGGTATTCACGCCATATCCAAGATCGTCTAACCAAGCTTTACAGCGTTCCTTCAAGTAAAGAGGAACATCAGGAATGACACAATCGTCATCGCCTTGTTCAGCATGTTCATAGACAATCTTTTCTACTCTTGCCTTAAGATCCGAAAATTCTTTTTCTGTGTTTTCGCTGAAGTACTTTTTCCTCAAATCTCTTGCATTAAGCATTTTTGCCTCATTTAAACAGGTTTTCCAGGACTTCCATGACTTGGTCAGCGTTCTCAAATAGAATACCAGCTGCGCCTGGAATAATGTCCACAGACTCTATTATTGACTTTCTATCGTCTATCAGAATATCGTTCTCTTTCAGTTCCCAGCATTTGTCGTCGCCTTTCCTGATGATTATGATATTCTCTTCCTTGATTTCTGGGCAGTTCTTCTTTACCCAGGATTTCTTACCGTTCTTTCCAACGGACATGAAGATAGCAGAAAGAATGCCAAGTTCAACATCATGTGACTTCTGAAACTCGACTAACTTGTCATAAAGTTTCTTACCTTCGGGAAGCCAGTCCATTTCAGACCAGAATTTGGGACCAAACTTACGCAAGGCGTCCCAATCGGCCTTTCCATTTTCCTTCTTCTTCCCTACTGAATTGAGACGGGCGTCAAAGTCACATAAGACGCCGTCCATGTCCAAAAGAATTCGTTTCATTTATTTCCTTAAATATCCGTTACGGCCTTGACTGCATCTACCATATTCTTCACAGCAGGATTCATTCTGACTGCGAACTGGCTAAGACGATGTGCAAGTTCGTAAGCAGGCGTTTCTGAATTAAGTGGGATATCCCAATAAACCTCAATGTTCTTTGTTTTCTGTTCGTTAAATTTCAATTCATCAAAGAAGTTGATGCATGACGGGTCAAGATAATCATAACGTTCTTTTCTTATTGCCAATTCAAGAGTTTGTGCGATGAACGGCATGATCTCATCCTTGTGAAACAAGATAGCGAAGTTCTTTGTTGTTTCAACATGGAAACCGATACGATAGGACCCATCCTTAAAGCGTCTGAGTTCATAATGTATTCCGTCCGCTGACCACGGTACATTTACGTTATCATGCTTGAACTGAACACAATCATATTCATCAGTAGAAGTCACCTTCAAGCAGTAAAGGTCATTCGCAACTGAACGGTTAATCACTTCCATGAACTTTTCGTTAAACATAAGTTTCTCCTTAGATAGCGATGATAAAGAGGATCATCATAGCGAGGAAGGTCGGAGCCTTAACCAAGCTGAGGAATTGGCGTCCATTTGAGTTGTTCAAGAAAATCCCAAGTGTGTTGGTGAGAAACAAGATACCAGCATAGACAGCGCAAAGAATACCGATGACGAATGCGAAAGTTCCAATAGGATTAGCTGCCGCAATCGCACAAAGAGCAATTTCTGTGCCGAACAAACCCCAAGCAACAATCAGAGCAAACCATTCCTTAGCACCGCCGTCCTTCTGAATAGTCTGAATAAGAGCGTCAATCATACCTGCAACGAGCATGAAAATGAAGATGATGAAGAGTACTTGTAACATAATTTTGTTTCCTTTTTGATTATGAATAAAAGGGCACTCGTTTTGAGTGCCCAGAGTTATTTGAAAACCATCGGCACAGCGTTAGGCTTTAAGACCATCGCTGTAGGATCCGAGGCAGTAGTTTGTTTCCAAGTGTCCTGAGCCACCGGCTTACGGGTTCACTTTTCAACCTTGACTGCATTCAAGCGGTCAATCGCAATGGATTCTGCGAGAACATCAAGTCCAGAGGCAGCACCCTTGCCAGTTCCATTTGTGTTGATGACATTTGTCGGAACGACAGGAACCTGCATGCGAGCAATAGCGTCCCACTTGTCTTTGTTCATCTGAACCTGACCAGCAAGTTTTTCCTGAGGAGTCAAACCAGCAGATACCTTTGCCTTAGCAATAGCAGCCTGTGCTCGACCTTCTGCCTCAATAGAATCCGCCTTATACTTTGCCTTTTCTGCGTTAAGCTTGGCAACGTCACGGTCCTGTTCAGCCTTCTTAACAGCGACTTCCTTTTCCTTTTCGGCGATAGTCACCTGTCTCATCTTTTCAACTTCCTGTTCTGCCTTTGCCTGAGCAATCTGAGCTCGACCGTTTGCTTCCGCGGTAATAGCGTCCTGCTTAGCAGTTTCTGCTTCAGTTGCCTTTGTGATTCTCTGCATTTCCCTCTTCTTAACAATGTCCAACTGTTCCTGAGATACTGGGTCAAGTTGAACCTTCTGGATGATGGCCTGCTTGATTTCAATACCAGCCTTAGTAAGTTCGGACTTCTTCAAAATAATTCGGTTGCCATTTGAGTCAAGCTTGAGTGATGTAATGGTAAATTCTTGATACTCACCCTTCTTAATAACCTTACCGGCAGAGTCAAGTTCATCTTCACTTACCTTTTCCTTAATTCGTTCGGTGCGTGTCAAGTATTCACCTTCAACGACTTGGTCAAGGAATAGTCGGTTCAGTGCAGCGAACTTAGTAACCTTACCTTCTTCCGCAGTAAAGATCGGCGCAGTCTTACGGACAGCAGATAGGACTTCATTTCGGACGAAGTTATGCTTAATCTTTTTATCAGACTGATAAATGGAATGCAACTTAATCAACTTCTGACAGTCTGTTGGCAACTCGTAAAGCACATACCCTGAGAACCACGCCTTAGCATTTCGGCTCATAGTGACTTCAACGTTATCTTCGTCAGAGTCATCGCCTTCCCATCCTTCGCCGTTCACGCGAGTTGAGTCGGAGTTGAAGTAAAAAGCCTTAGCACGGTCATACGGATAAATGTTTGCGAATCCTTTGAAGTAGAAGCCCGGATGGTCAATGCAGGACATTGCACCAGTAAGACTTTCCTTAACAAGCAACTTGGTCTGAACGTTGAAACCAAACATCTTTCCTGCAAAGACAGCGGAGAGAGCAAGAATGGCAACGATAGCAATCGCTATGATTTGTGACTTTTTCATTTATGTTTCCTTTTGTTAGATGTGAAGTTATTTTGTGAAAGTGTGTTCAAAGAGTCGCTGAAGAATAAGTTCCTTGTTTACACCAGGAACATCAAAGAGCATTTTCTTTGTTTCTTCTGTGGCGATTTCTATGAACTTAGCCATTGCCTTAGGCGGAGTAGCCATCTTTCTAAATCCAGCCGCCTTAGCAACGTAGAAGTTGAAGTCAGCAAGTTTCGGAGAGTCTTGGCCTTTCATGCCACCAGCAAAGTTGTTAAGTAAATAACAGATTTCTGGATGTTTCTTCTTGTAAGAATGTGCCAAAAGTCGGTGAGCAATGTAATGCTCTTTCGGGGTAAGCGGGACTCGGTTTTCCTTTACGTCTTTGCCACCCATAGAGCGGGGCAAGATATGATGGAGAGTGTATCTAGGATCATCTTCCTTTCGTTTTTCCGCAACTCTCTTTGCGATGAATTTCTTGTAAAGGGTTGAGTAACGCATTGTTAAGTTTTTCCGTTTTAGTGGTTGTTGTTTTGTTTACGTAGATAATATAAAAAATTTGGGGCCGGTTGGCAACCCCAAATTGAAGTAATTTTGCTTTATTTTTCTAAAGACTTAAGTAAGTATTTCCTTCTCAACAATGTCGGCAAATTCATCAAAATTAAGCAAAACCTTGTCATTTACCTTGATGTTGCCATTCTGCTTTCCAATCTTCCATAATTGGAAGGTATCTTCAGCAGGCGAGTAAGTCGGTTTTTTGATTTCTACGTCATAAGACTGTTCAAATGGGTATTCTTGCCCACCCACTAAGAAAAATAAGTCAGTAAAGTTGACGTTTTCGTTGATGAAGCGTTCTTTAATCTTGACTCCTTCAAAAACTCCGGTCACTTTGTTAATCGTAAACTCCGAAGTTACTTTGTTTGTTTCCTTAAAGGACAGTTTACAAACTGCACTCATGATTATTCTCCTAATATCTTACGATACTCTTTGTAGTTCTTCCTTACCGCGACGATATACTTTTCAGTTTCGTCAGGAATAGAGACAGTTGTGTCTCCAGCAAGACGCTGCTTATATCTTATGGCGACTTTTGGTCCACCATTATAAGCAGCAGAGGCTACATCAAGAGATTCGTATTTGGAAATAAGGCGGTGTAAGAAGACACAGCCTATTCGCATGTTCTTCTTTAAGTCATAAATGTCTTTGTCAACATAATCATACCCGTGAATACGAGCAACTGCCATGAAAGTGCTTGGCATTACTTGCATAATTCCCTGAGCACCTACATTTGAAGTGACTTTGTGATTAAAACGAGACTCAACAGTTATGATAGAAAGAACATAACTCAACGGTAAGTCAAGTCGTTCTGCTTCTTCAAAGATATCAGTAGCCAATTTAAGAGCTTCTGATTCTGAATAAAACTTTTGAACACCAGTAATGATGTTTGCGGTGTTTTGAATCTTGAAACGACGTTCAGTAGCGTCGTCAATGCCTATCTTAAGGCGGTCAACCTCAAGCATAAGAGAATCTTGACGGTTGATAAGAGTAGTTTTCATCGCTTCGTAATTTGAAACGACTTGACTCATGTTTTCTTGGTTTACTCTGTCCTGATGGAACATTAAAAGTCCGACAAGAACAGAGACAATTAAGGCAGTCACGCCATAGTTGACGAACTGCCGATACTTTCTATTAAATCTTCGTATTTTCTTGAACATTTGATGTTTCTTTAGTCGGCGTAGCACTTCGCTGCTTATCTAAGTACTTTTCAATAGCTGCTTCTGTCTGTGCTTTAACATTTCCCGACACTTTATAAGTGATTGGATCGTCAGTATGCGGTACTAACACACCGACGGGGTTATTTCCGAAGCAATAAATGAAAGCAAGGTAGCGCTTGGAACGATCTTCATTGTCAAAGTATAGGTAAGTTGCCTTGATAGGTCCTTCTACTGTCTCGCGGAAGGCTTTTACCTCAGCATCTTGGAAGTTTGCGGCAATCTCATTGAAAGCCTCATTAACTTCCGTCCAATCTCTCACAAATGAATTCTGTGCTCTGTTTAAAACATCAGCATAGATATTCGTTCCCATACGCTACCTCCTAATACATTATTTATACCGGCTTCAATGACTTGTGAATTTGAGAAAAGATCTTGTTGCTTGCAGAATGCTGTGCCCCGTTAGAGACAAAGCACATTACTACGCCTACAAGTTCTCCTTCGCCTGATTCGTCACAAGTCTTCTTGACATATTCATACTGTTCTCTTCTTGTTGACTTCAACTGGAGTGCTTGTTCAGCAAGTTGCTTACACCAAACATACTTTGCCCAGAAGTCAGCAAGGAGCTTTTCAGCATATTCACGAAGATCTGGCATTTCTTCAGGAATGGTCTCCACATACTTGATGTATTGGTTCTCATCAATCTTATCGGGATCTGGCTCATACCAGTTTCCTTCAAGTGCTTCCCAAACATGCTTCTTGTCAAAAGAATGGAATGCTCTTTGCAGTCTCAAGAACTCTTCGCCCTTAATCTTGCACTTGAAACCATTCTCGAAAGTCACCACAACACCTTCCTTGTCCTTAGGCAAGTTGGTTGCGTAAGGAATTACTTCGTCAAAGGAGTTGAACTTAATCACTTCTGCAGATCTGATGCCCATAGACTGAGCAGAGAACTCGATGTCAGCGAGAGGAAGTTCCTGACCTGTTACATTCGAGATGACAGAAAGCAATACAAGCTCTTCCTTTGTGTAGGAAATTGGGTGAAGGTCTTCGTCACAAAGAATTTCAACACAGTAAGTATGTGTCTGAAGCATGTTAGTTGTGTTCACATGCTGGTCAAACCACTTCTGTGCCCAAATTGCTTGGTCGGACGAGAATGAACCGCCAGTCTTTACTTGCCAACGCTGTTCATACTTGTCCCAGAAGATGATTCCGAGAGAACCGTCCAACTTATCCATCACACGGAACTTTTGAGAAGTCTCAAAGATGAAGCCACAGCGGTCGCATGCATCAAAGATGTCTGTCTTTACGCCTTCACCGTTGATAAGTTCCTGATAGTTGAAGAACTTGAAGAATGGACGAGCGACGATTTCGCCTGTCTGCTTGTCAAAAGCAATACCACGAGCCTGCAAAGTCACATCGTCCCAATCATGGGAGAAGACAGTAGGTTCATTATACTTAAAACCTACATAGTGTTCGTCTTCACACATAAAAAGACGGTTTTCTTCAGTTGCCTTGATGTAGTCTTCCAACTTAGGCTGGTATGTAATCTTCATTTCTCTCATTTTTGAATTTCCTTTTTATTTTCCACACCACCAGTTAGACTGGCAGCCTTCTTCCGGTTCTCCCGGACCTTCCCAATACGGATTTCCAGTGTCTTCACCGGAACCTGCAAGCAGTTGTGATCCCACGCCTGCATCAATCACTTCCATAGTGGGTTTTGTGTATGCTCTTTTCATTTCATTTCCTTTATTTCGTTAAACAAACGATCTTTAAGTTTCATTAAGCGACTGCAAAATTCCTGAACGGTCAAAACAGTCTCACCTTCTTTCCTTCTTCCAACGCTGTGTGTGAAAACCGCGTCCTTTCCGGCTGCTGCAAGAGCTGCCTTGAAACCTTGGTTCTCGTAAAGAGCGTCATAAGCACGGTCAAGAAGTTTTTGATACTTCGGGGAACGGCGGTCCATTGCCTCATTCATCCAGTAGAGCTTTTGGTGCTTCTTCCAGTTCTGTCCGCCGGCTTTCTTTGCTTTAATTCCAATCAGCGAACAGATATGTTTCTGAATTTCTGGGTTCTTGTGTTTGAGGCTCTGCAAGAATCCTTCCATTGAGGCGCATTTCACGCCGTCAATTTCAAACTCGTGTGCAGCAAAGTTGCTCAAGGCACAAGAAGGCCAACCATTCGTGCTTCCAACATCCATTTTAGACTCCAAGAATTTTTCTCAATTCATCTTCAGGCATGTCGCATGCTTTCTTCAACAAATTGCGGACAACGGTTGCTACATCAGCATGTGCGGCATCTGCCTTCTGCTTCAACTTCTGATAAAGTTCATCAGATATTTCCAAGTCAATCAAGTCTTCGTTGGTAGAAGCAAGTTCATCTGCATCTGCAAGAGCATAACGAGTTTCCCAACAGACATTGTTCTGTGTTGCATCGCCTACCTTAGAGGTTCTTGCAGTCTTGTGAGTATGTCCATGAACAAGAACGAGATCTTCTCTCTTTTCAGTATAGTTCAAAGGACGCTCAACAAAGTCGTGATGCTGACAGATGAAGTGACGGCCATGATAGTCAAACTTTACGCCGTCCACAAACTCGACTTCGTCACCAAGAACGGATTCCAACTTAGCATCGTGGTTACCACGGACGTAAGCGATGATTTCGCCGTTCAACTTAGAGACGATGTCGTGGAAAGTCTGCTTCATTGCAGATCGCTGAACATTCATCATCCAGTCACCAAGCATGATAACTTGGTCATTCTTACCGACTTGGCGGTTCCAGTTTTCGATGATGTCTTCGTTCATTTCCTCAACGGTCATGTAAAGACGGTGTTCATCAAAGTGGTCAGGATATCCCGCACAGAGACGGTGATGATAAAAGTGAGTGTCAGAGACAATCCACAACTTGCGGTTCTGGTCAATGTCATGTAAGATTTTAAAAGCCATGTTTTATTCCTCTTTAATTCTTATTTCCTGAAAGTGTTCAAATACTTCAGGATGAGTGTTTTGTAATGTTTCAATGAAGTCAATGTTCTTTTCTTCTTCAAAGATGAGTTTCATAAGTCCGCCGGTTCCAAGAATAAAGAACAGCAAGAGGAAGAAGAACATGCTTCCCGCCTGAAACAGTAATGCAGCGATGAGCATCTCAAATACGAGGGCGCAGTACATCAACGAATCAAGTCTACGAAACTGACGACGGATTTCTGCAAACTGTTCAGGCGTCATTTTATGCATGATAGAGAATTTCTCCTGGGTAATCTCTTAACTTATTCTTCATTTCCTGCAAGCGTTCTTCGGGAACGCCGTGGACATTCTGGAATTCATTTGTCATTCTGTGAACTTCAACTTCAATTCCAAGCTTCTGTGCTTCGGTTATATATTGCTTCATGTCAGAAGGATTAAGGAAAGTGTTTGAGACGATGACAGTGTCATGGTCCTCAAAAGACTTGAAAACCTTCTTGAAGCACCACATGTGGGCGATATGTGCAAGTCTTGGGTTCCAATTATACTTGCCGTCCTTCATGAAAAACATATCTGCTTCCCAATGCGCAGCGTTCAACTCCTTCTGCAATTCCTTCGCATGAGTGGACTTTCCCGAACCTGGGATTCCACGGACGATAATCAACTTCTTCATTATTCGGTTACCTCTTCAACTGTGTATTTAAGTAATACTTTCTGAACTACCCAATCCTGGGAGTCATAGAACTTCTTAATCTTTGCTTCTGCCTTCTTGTAAGAATAAAACTGATGGGCTAAAATAGCATTATGAATGAAGGTATGTCTATCAAGAAAATAATAGTCATATTTCTTGTTGTAACAGACGTAATAAGAATCTTCTTTCATTACTTATTGCTCCAAACTTTTTCAATTCTTGGCTTACCTTTGTCTGGACAATGCATGTGCCAAACTTCCGCCTCTTCATAATCACGGGCAAAAGCGACTGCATCATTATAGGAGTCGTAGGCTTCTTCGTCCCAACAATCTCCGGTTCTTACAAAGTACTTATCCATTTTAGTTCCTTTTTATTTTGGTTACGTAGTAAATTTAACAACTTTTGGGCAGAATGTCAATAGGTAGAATATAAGATCTTTCTCAAGAGTTCGTCACTCTTGGAAGTATGACATATTCGTCCATCAAAATCTGCTTTAGACGGTTCTTAAAATACGGGAACCACCATCCTACGCAGTCTTTATAGAAGCCCTGCTTATTCCAAGGGTACTTCGGATCATTCTTAATGTTGTCATCATAACTTCCATTGTGCCCAGGTTCATTTTTAGAGGCCGCAGAGCCTCTTTTAATCTTGATTTCCCAGTCAGCAATAGATTTTATATGAAAGTGCAGTAAGATGATTCTACCCTTAGATTTGAAGTATTCGTCGTGTAGCCATAACTGTTCTCCGTAAGTCGTTTTTGAGACTCCAGATCCTGTTACATCTGACATTCTTATTCCGTTTATGAAAGGAACATGCCCAAGCTCTTTCTTATCTTTATTGAAAGAGTACTTTGCATCAGGCTGCCAACGAATTACTGCTTTTCCTTGAGCGGATCTGCCTATCCACATAATTTGGTTGCTGATAGCGTAGAGTTCAGTTCTTCTTTTCGGGCACTTGTTGTCTGTCATCAAGTACTCAGGCAGAAGAAGAGAATCTAGCATTTTGAACTCGTCGTCAAAGATATCATCAAACGAAGGAGGCGAGTAGGTGGCGCCACCATTTGTCCACTTACTGTTTGCAGTTATGTCATGCAAGAACAAGTACTCGTCATCATCTACGAACATGACTTTCTCAAAAGGCTTGAACTTGATTTCAGTCTTTCCATTAAGAATGTCAGCGAAAAGTTTCCACTGATTAGGCCAGCCATGAATTGGGTAGTACTCAACCGTGCTTGGCTTTGCAAGATGTTTGTAATTCTTAGTCTTTTCTCGTTCTCTTTCTATAATAGGCATTAAGTCTACTTCAGAATCGTTATCGAGAATGACTATTCTATCAACATGCAAAAGGTGATATGACAGCCAAGCGTCAAAATCACCTTTATTGTATGTCTTCGTGAGACAGATTAATGTAAGCATTAGATTAGTTGTATTTGAACGGTCCTACAATGAAAGGAGGTGCATCGTCAATGAATTCCGACAATGTCAAGCAGTCAACTTCAAGTTCAACTCCCTGTGTATTGAGAATCTTGTTGACTTCTGCATTGAGTTCAGCAGCAAGCTGGGAACCCTTCAGATTAAGCTCTTCAATCTTCTTGTCAAGTTCTGCATCAGCCTCTACGCCGTTAGGAACGCCGTTACCAAGTCTGGCCTGCTGAAGACCCTGAAGTTCATCAGCGATCTTTCTGCATTCTGCTTGCTGAGGCATAGACTGAATTGCCTGCATGATAGACCCATAGACTGGAGCAAGTCGGTTGTAGTTTTCCCAAACAAAAGCAGAATAAGTCGGGCGCTTGCCAGGCTGTGTTACCTGCTGTGAGAAATACTCAAATGCTGTCTTGAGTTGGAACTTTGTAAACTTTCTTTTCTGAATCATATCAATCTCCTATTAAACTGTATGTTATTTATATCCTGAAAAATCAATGCGATAATCTTGAGATACATCATTTCTGAAAGGTATCTGGACTGAGTACTCTTGTGCTGTCGGCTGCTTGTTCTTTATGCAGTCATCGTAGCACCAAAGAATGAAACTGATAAAAATGCCTATCCCAATAAGTAACAAAGCTAAACAGCCTAATGCAGCTGCTGTCTCAACAGTATCTTCATTCTTTGAAGGACTTCTATGTTCAACCGCTGCTCTATATCTTCCAATAGCGTCAGCGACTGCATTAGCAAGTTCCATCGTTTTAATGTTATTGGAAACCACACGCTTCCTGTTATTTACTCCTGCATCAGACGAATGCGGAAAGTAGGAATGTATCAAGTACTCGCTTGCTGCATCATTCCAACGGAAACGGATAATTGCTGTCCCATACCACTTTCTGGACTGTTCATCGCCTACATAGTAGAGCTTTTCTTTAATGCCAGTGTTGATTTCCTGAGTCGAGTAAGGAACGCCAAAGAAGTTAAGACAGTCCTCTGCTATCTGAATTGCGGAGAACTGACGAGATTTCATTCTAAACTGACTGTTGACTTCAGATTTGACTTCATCAAAAAGCGTCTTGTCAATGTCTGCTTTTCTTGCTGAACTCAAAGTGACGTTTTTTGGAATAATCGGAAAATTTCCAGGGACGATAGGCATAGTTAAGTGTATAAGTCAATGTTAGTTGTGAAATTCATATTCTTCTGTCTCACTTCTTCTTCATCTACGGGTTGCCATCTTAAGGCTGCTTCCATAAATTTTGAATAGAGACAAGCAAGACGTGTCATGTAGAAAAGATCATCGGAAAAGATAATGCACCAGCAGTTTTCCTTTTCACAGAAAGGAACTGCATAGAACATTCCAGTGTTCTTATCCGTAAAGATCTGGCTTTTCTTTACTTCATCAAATGTCGCTCTGAAATAGAAATGAAAAATCCGGTCCTCCGGCGTTTTTCCTTCTGTCTCTTTGACGTGAATACCAATCTGAAGAAAGGCGCTATGGAACATCTCCAAAGCGCCGTCCGGCATTTTCGGCGGGTCTATAACATCTTTCACTTCTCTCAATCTCCGGTTAAGATCATCAAGAGATTCATTAACCTTTTTAAAGAATGAAGACATTATCTCTCCACGGCATAAAGAATAGTCGGGTTGTCTTTATGGATCTTGGGAGGTTCAATGTCCTTGAAGGGCCAGTTCCCAATGAAAGACTTCCTGTTGAACTTATGGCAAATTACATGCATACCGTGCGGAGTCGGAACATAGAGGAAATGAGAATCCGCATAGATCTTATACGGTGATTCTCCATTTACCTGTTGCGGAGCAACTTGCATGATAAGTTCAAAATTCTTTTCTGCCTGATGCTTCATCGGTGACTGCTTAGCAATGTACTCGACGATCTGGTCTTTGTAAGGTATGTGTTCAGCGTCAAGGTCAACAAGCCATGTCCTTTCCTCTCCATTAAGAGTGCAGACTTTTCCAATAACTGACTGAACCGTTCCGAACGGGTTAGACACAGTCTTGCAGTTCATTTGAGTGACAATGTTGGTAAGTAAGCCAAGACGAATGTCCTCAAGGTTACGAGGGTTCATGCGGATGTATGCTCTTACATTAAGAGCCTTACACATCGCCTTGATGTCTTCCTTAAATTCGTCAAGTTCGTCAGGCGAAGTTACAAGAAAGTCAGCACTTGAACGGCTATGCATGCGGCCATGATAGCGAGGATCCTTCTTACCGTCAATCATCGGGTCATCAACATTGCGGCGAAGAAGCTGAATAAAGTAGCAGTCACCTTTCTTTGCGAATGAAAGGTTTTTCTTGATGAGTTCAAAGTTGTCAACTGTTTTCATAATGTTCCTTAGAAGAGTTCACAAACTTCCTTTGTTCCGTCTGGAGACTCTTGGAAAGTCGTGTAAGTGTAGTCGGTTCCGTCAAAGCGGTCCCATGTTTCATGAGTTACTTCCTTGACCTTGATAACACGAGGTCTTGCATACATGGGCATGATACCGCATCTTTCCATATCGCTCTGGTATCCCACAATCTCAAGTTCGTCAGGAATTGCCGCCAAGAGCTTCTTGTATTCGCCTACTGTCATTTTAGCCATAGTTTACTCCTTGTTAAAGTGTCTTCTCAATATAAAAATAACTAAAAAATTGACGACTGTCAATAGAATTTCAGAAATTTTCGCTAAAATCTTTCCGAGGAATAAATAAACTAAAGGAGTTTGTATGAGTCTTGAAATTGATGTCTATAACCAATTGAGAAACAATCTACATTCAGAAGACTTCCAGTGGATGACAAGAGGTCTTCGGAAAACGATAGTAGACGGCGTCATAGAACAGTGCAAGAAAGAAGGCATAGAAGACGTCAACTATGTAACTAACAGAGTTCAAGATAGATTTGGAATGGGTTTTGACCCATCTAATAATTTCTATGATCTTGTCTTCCATGCTCTTGAGCATTTATGCGATTATGATGTAAGACTCAAGTACATTTCTCCGAAGAAAATTTACGATACAGAAAAGTCTATCATCAATGACTATAAAGAAGACGGTCTTTCAAAGATTAAAGCCGAAGAACTTGCAAGAGATGTTGCTAAAATGATGATAGATAGATACAGATACAAAATCAGAAACGGGATGGTAAAGTAATGGAAATGGAATTGAATGAAGCATTGGAAAAATTGAAAAACGCTGGTATGATTGCAGAAAGCGCTGAGTTTGATGAAAGCACTGTAAAGATGATCTCCATCATGCTTGATAGAGCACTTGACAATGCAGTTGATAACATCGCGGACGAACGTTACGGTGTTGATGAAGGTTTTCCTTCTATTGAAGAAGAAACCGAGGTTCGTGACCAAGTAAGGGCATTCGTTCGCCGCAACATTAAGGAGCTTATCTAATGGAATTAAATGAAGCAATAGAGAAGTTGAACAAAGCAGGTCTAATCGCAGAAGAAACCACAGAAGATGCTCTTGCACGAATGGCAGCGAACAGCAACGAAGCAATCGTTGAAGAAATCGTTGAAGAGATTGAGAAAGTTAGACCTGTAAAAAACTACTATGAAGTAGACCCTGATGACAAGGGCGTCACACAGCAATTTGAAATTGTGATGGAAAATGCTACATGGGAAGTCCAGTTCCGTAGACACGGTGCTTTCTATTGGAGAGGAAACAGCTATCCTTGGCGCA